ACTGAAAACAACAAAAGAAGTATTTACAGACTTGAATATTATTACGTACAAAAGATTATGTGCAACTCCTAACTTTACGGAATCCCCTGTAACACTTAACGGTGGAAATGCTTATGGCGTTTTTTTTGATACAATAGAAAACTATTGGACTCCTGATGGCTCTCCTCCAACTGCATTTGATACATGGGCTGATTTTGTAACTGGTAAGTTTGACTATCGTTTAAACATAGAAGCCAGATCTACTAATAATGAAGGTAAGTATAAGTATATTAACTTTACTGGACATGATTATAGAATTATACGTAAATATGTTCCTACAAAGTATTATGAATTAGAAGCATCGTTTCCATTGTTTTATCCAGAAAGTTATGTATTAGATAAAAAGTATTCTAATATTTTATCAGATCGACCATACTTTCCTATGGATGCAACTTACGATTTTTGTAATCTTTGCATAGAAGACACACCATTTAGAATCGCATATTCTCAAGAAGATAATACAGAAAATGTAACTGACTTATTAAGGCAATTTAAAATAAACAACTATCGAGATATCCCAGCCGTTACAGGTGGTATAACAGATTTATTTATTGCTTTTGATGAGGCATATGTAGGAACTCCGCAAACACTATATAAAGCTTTTCTTCGCCCACAGACAATCCAAGCATCAGGAAACACTACTTACTTAGGAACAGGAGATATTCTTTCTCTTCCTTTTAAGTCTCTTAAATCACCTGACTTCGCACTTGGTGGTATACAAGCTTTTAAAGATCGCGTACAAACAGAGTTTGGGCTTTTCTATATTGACTCTCTCTCAGGTCGCCCATTCTTGCTTACTTCTAACATTAATGATCTTGCGTTGCAATCAATGAGAAACTTTTGGGAAGAAAATGGAAGCTTTAAATTAAAAACACAAGTCAAAGAACTTACTGGTTATAGTTACACTCCGTATAGTCCTATTCATACTATTGGTTATACTATGGCATACGACCCTCGATTTAAAAGAGTAATTGTTCACAAAAAAGATTATAAGATTGCTAGTAAGTATGTGTCTTTATTCCAGACTTCTACTACTACCTCAATAATTACTCCGCTTACACTCTGGAGTGATGGTGAGAAATTCTATTACAATAATTCATCCGGCACTCCTACTGAAGTATTTTTAGATAATTCACTTTATTTTGAAGATCATTCTTTCACTATCTCGTATTCATTCATTACAAATTCTTGGGTATCTTTCCATTCTTACTCGCCTTATTATATGATGAATGATTACAACACGTTTTATTCTAATGGAATTTATAAACACAATACTGGAAATTTTCAAACATTCTATGGGATTAAGTATCCACACATTGTAGATATAATTGCTAAGCATGATCCAATAAATGCTAAGGTGTTTTCTTCTATTTATTATTCTTCAAAAGCTAAACTGTACGATGGCAACAAACTTACTTATAAAAATTATCCGGCTACCTTCTCCGGCCTCATTGGCTACAATGATTACCAATCTACTGGATATAAGGATCTTACATTAGCAGAAGCTTTTTCAATATCTAATACTTCTAATGCTTATGTATCTAAGATAGATAATTTGTATCGAATCAACGATCTCCGTGACTTAGTGATAGATAAGAACAATCCTATATGGTCCTATTCGTGGGACGATGTAAAAAACACTCCTTATATAGATAAAGTAGTAAACATTTCAAATATAGATCCTTTTACCTCAGAGTTTGAGCAAGCACGATTACGAGATTATTACTTAGGGCTTCGCTTCTTTTTTACTAACCCAATGAATATAAAATTAACAACAGATTTAATAACTACTAATTATGAAAATAGGAATAGATAAGAAGATGTCTAAGTATGCGAAGGGCGGGCCTATTGAAGAGACTAAAGCATTGCAAAAGCAGTTGAAAGAACAAGGACTTTACAAAGGTAAGATAGATGGAATCTATGGGCCACTTACTAAGAAGGCTGTTGAAGCTGAAAATAGGATCCCAGCCTCTTCTACCTATTCACCTACAGTAACAAATGGTTCTATTAATAGAGCAAGTATGGGAGATACAGGCGGATCTGAATATGCAAATATGTATATGGAAAAAAATGGGATTCTTCCAAAACAAGCGGCACAAGGAAAAAAAGAAAAAACTTTAGCAAAATCATTATTTAATAGTATAACGCCTAAGGATGTTGCCGAATACGATGTAAATTTTGGCACACTAAAACGTATTGCTGAAGGACATAATAGGTTTAATAGTAAAGAATTTGAATCTGGTTTAGATAAAAATCTTAATGCTTCTCCTAAAGTTAAAGAGTTAAATGACAAATATACAAATGAAATTTATGAAGCTTTTCAAGCTTTCAAAAAAGATCAAGGTGATATAGGGTTACGCGCTGTTGGAATACCAAAAGTTTCTAGAGTTGAAGACTTAAATTCTTTTCAAAAACTTGATCTATTAGATGCTTATTCGGAAAGCTTAAAAAGCTCAGGTGGTAGAACATTAATTCCTACAGGAGATGCTTCCCATTTAACAGACGTTTTAGGGAATCCTGAATTACGTAAAGCTTCAGCAGATCACGCATCTTATTATAATAATAATGGCACAGGTTTAAACACCACACTTTATGGTAAACGAGAACCAAGTGAAGAAGATGCATTAAATTTATTTTTAGGGCTCCCAGGAGAAAATAAAAAGTTTGGTGTGTCTGATTATAAACCTAGTGTATCAAAAGAACAGATAGATTTTTATTACAATATTAAAGACCCTAATTTTCAAAAAAGTATTTTAGCTGCGGGTAAAGATTTGCCACTTGGAAAAAACGCAATAATAGGATCAGCAGATTATGTAACAGGCGATAGTATCCCTAATGCAAGATTTGCAGAAGCTTCTATAAAAAACTCAACTGCTGGCGATGATCCTGCTATGGCTTTAGGCAATTTCACTGTTTCTAGAGGAAAAGATGCAAAAGGCGACTATGTTTCCTATTATGACAAATACGACTTAAACCCAAAAGGACTAGTTAATGATGTTAACATTATGGGAAAACCTTTTGAAATATATGATAGAATTTATTTAGACAACGAACAAATGAAAACAAAAAAATATAAAACTGGTGGTTCACTAAATCCTGTAAGTCTACCTTCATGGAACACTGAAGATTACAAGGGTCAAAAAATGATATTTGACTCTACTACAGGAAAGCCTCGTCAAGCATACCCAAATATGTACCGTAAGCAGGCTGCAGGTGGAGAACTTCCTTACTCCCCAGTAGGATTACCAGTTACTCCTGAAGCAATAGCAGCACAAAAGAAAGCTTCAGAAACTTCATTTGGGCAACAGTTAGGAAAGTTTGCTTCTAATCCAGTTGTTCAAGGTATCGCAGGCATGATACCTGGGATAGGCGCATTAGGAAGTATGGCAATTAATGCTTCTGGTAGGGCGATGGCTCCTAAGCAAGCATTGCCTGGACAAGATATTAGCGAGGCTTTTCAACAAGTTGGGACTAAGAACTATGATAATTATGCTGCGTCTGGCGGTGCATTATCACACATGTCTGGTACTAAAATGGTTGGAGATACTGATACTAGGTTATCTAATAATGCAGTGCAAGTAAATGGTAATGCGCATATGACTGATGGTAATCAATATCAAATGGGTGATACTAAAGTTCACTTAGATGATGGTGAAGTAGTGCGCGGTAATATGGTGTTATCTAATAAACTCACTAACCCTCTTACAGGTAAGACATTTGCACAAGATGCTTCTAAGTCTGAAAAGCTTATAGAAAAACTTAGTAAACGTGGAACACCCGTAGATAAAGCAACTATTACCAGATTAAATAAAGATCTAGATACAATAACCCAAATACAAGAAGAAATGGCGACTCAGATGGGACTAAGACAGCCGCAAAATAATGAAGTAGCAATGGCTGCTGGGGGCCCAATTCCTAATGGGGAAGAACTTAAAAAGTTTCAAACATGGGCTTCTAACAATGGTTTTGCTATCACTCCTGATGGTAAATGGGGATCAAAAACAGAAGCTGCTTATAAAGCTATTGGTAACACTTACAATCTGTCTTTACCGGCTAGAAATATTAATAAAGATAATGCTAATTTAACTACTTGGAATAACTCCGCTGGACAAAAAATAAGTGGTTACACACAGAGTAGTAGAGCGCTTGCTTCGAGAGTAACTCCAACAATCCCATCTCTTACGTCGTTAAATCAAAGATTACCTGTTTCAGAACGAGATCCACTTACAGGGCAAATTATAGATCCTGCCTCAGTCACTGGAGCTTTTGAATTACAAAATAATAGAAGACGTAATTTAAATGCTAATGGGGTTCCTAATATTAAAGGCATTACTATTCCTGTAGTTCCAAATGCATCTAAAGATGTCAACACTACTGATAGAGGATTAGGTGTCTCAGCAGGAACTGCGTTACAAGGTATTTCGGCTGCTTCTCAAATGATTCGCTCTATGGGAAAATCTCCAGCTAATAAGGACTATCAAATTACAACTCCGATATCTAAGAACTATTACGCAGCAGATCAAGCATTACAACAAAATCAATCAAATTATGCACAAGCTCGGAACTCTATTGATGCTGGATCTGTTAACACTAGACGTGCTATTAATAATTCTTTATATGCTTCTAAGCTTAGCGCAGATAACCAAGTTATCTCTCAGACGAGTGATATGAACAGAACTGCTAACATAGATTATGAGAATCGGTTAGCGCAACGTCAAGGGCAAAACGTACAACTTGCTCAATATAAGAATGAGTTAGATGCAAGAGATCTTGGAGCACAAAACAATGCTAAGGATACAGCTTTTAACACTCTTTCTAATTTCGGACGTGCTATGGATGAACGTAAGAGTGCAATTGATCAACTTGAATTACTTAAAGCATTGTACCCTAATGTGTATGGCAATACAGTAAAAAAGAAAACAGGAGGAAAAGTTTATTAAATTATGGTAAATAGATATACTAATTTTACTCCCTACACGTTTGATTTAGATAAGCCAAACATTCCAGCTTTATCATCAGTACTTGCAGTATTGCAGAAACGGCATGATGCTAACAAGTTACTAGCAGACCAACTAAAAAATACTCTTATAGACGCACTGCCACAAGATCGTGCACGTGCAAATGAGTTACAAGAAAAGTATGCTAAACAGATTGATAATACTGTTGCTGCTTACAAAGGAGATTACTCCAAAGCTACAAATGCATTGTACGAAGTGCAGTCTGCAATGAAGCGTGACTTTGGCAAAGGTGGAGAAGCTTCTGCTATACAATCTAACTATGATAGTTATTTAGGTTGGAATGAGCGTCAACAAAAACGCTTAGAGAAGAAAGAAATACTTGCTGAGGATTACGATGTTGCACGAAATTATTTCTTACAAGGATTTCAAGGAACAGGTCAAAAAAATGAATATGGCACTTACAATGATATCTCTAATGGCCTAGAAGAAATAGCTGAGTATGTTAATCCTAACGATATTATTCAAATAGTTAAACCCACTGTGGGCCCTAACTCATATAAGAAAACACGAACTGTCTTTAAGAATGGATTACAAACTGAAGTAACTGAATCACATAAGCAAGTAAGTGCTGAACGACTTACTGCTGCATTTGAACAAGGATTAAACGGGAACCAAAAACTTACTGGTTACTTAGAGCAGAAGCTTAGATTTAATGGTCAAGATCCTGCAGCTGTAGGAACTTATCTTTCAGCGTACGCTGCTGCACGAGGTAAAGAACTTGCAACTGATGAAGTAGAGGATCTTCAAAAATCAGAGCGTGATCCACTCTCACTTGCTAAGTACAATCAAGATCGTCAAGATGCTAGATTAAAAGAAGATTTTACTCCGAGATATAATTTTCTATCTACAGTAGAAAATGTAACGCCGTATAAACCACTAGACCAAGACGCTATGTTTAAAGACGTAAACTACAGACCTAATAACACTGCTTTATCAGGATCTTCGTATGGCAATCTATTTAACTACCAAATCGAAGAAAGCTCATCAGAACGTTACAAGCGCCAACAAAATCTTTCTAAAGTACTAGCTGATCCTGAGTTAGTTCGTGAGAGAGGTATTATGCCACAATTAGCTCAAGCTTTTATACAGGATCATATAGCGGGCTTACATAAAGACCCATCGCAAGCAAAAGCAATCTATGACACTAAGTATGGTAAGGATGCGACCTGGACAAAGAATTTTGATGCTGGTGTAATCAATGATTACAATACCGATATTAAGAACCATCAAAGAGCTGAACCTATAGCACTTACTATTCCTTATGATAATGGCGGTAAAGAACTTATGACTTCTGCGTACTCGGCGTTAGTGCAATCTCCTAAATCAGTACAAGTATATGAGTTAGGCACTGGTAATCAAATGACTGCTGAAGCAGCTGGAATAGAAGGCAGTGATCTATTAATGAATAAGACATCATCTTCTAATGGCACTGAAGTATCTCAAGATGTTAAATACATAGTGCCGCAACCTTTTGTTCCAAGAGGAGGACTTACTATACCTAAAAATGGTAAGCAATACGTAATTGTGGATCAGGACCAAGAGCGATATACACAAAACAAAGCAATGGGTGAATCATACCAAGACATTTATACAAGAGGTAAAACTACGGGAAGACAATTTCAAATAGGGGATGGTGTTAGTGCTGCTCCAAATTTAAACATAGAAAACTCACGAGAGCGCTCAGGAAAAGATCTTCAACTTACTTACTTCTTATACCGCAATGGTGTACAAGATACTCAGTTCAATAAGGAAACAGGTAAGCAGGAACCGATTCAATACGACTTACCCGTAAGTGAACTAATTAATAATATTCCTAGTTACAAAAACGGAATTTACAAAAAATTAAAATAATATGCCAGAGGTCGTAAAAGGAAAAAGTTTAGTTGAACTTGGAGTTCCTAAATTAACACGAATAGATCTTAGACGAGATGTAACCGTACCATTAGCAGCTAACTCTAATTCGTACGATAGGAACTATCGCCCAGATTATAATCAAGAAGAAAACCGAGCTGAGAACCAGAGCTTCTGGGATGCAGCAGGTAGTGGGCTACTCTCACGTTCCTTATCTATTATCCCTAAAGTAGTAGGAGGATTTGGTTCTGTACTTAGCATTCCCAAAGCTATAGCTGACCAAGATCTCTCTCCGTTATGGGATAACTCTATTACTAAGTGGGGCCAAGAAGCTGATGAGAAGTTACGTGATGTATTACCTACATACTCTTCCGCACAATACAATGACTCCGGTTGGATCGGTAAGATGGGAACTGCTAAGTTCTGGACAACTGACCTTGCAGATGGAATAGCGTACGTAGCATCTGCGTATGTACCCGGTGCCGTGATTGGTAAAGTGGGTGGAGCAGTTGGAACAGGAGCTAGGGCATTAACCATAGGCTCTAAGTTTGGTGCGCTTGATGAATCCTTAGTAGCTGCTACAAAAGCATTTGGACAATTAGAAGGAGCCGTGCCTGTATCTAGACTCGCTGATGCCGGCCTACAAGCTGTAGATGATGCTATCCTAAAAGGATTTGCACGTCCGGTTGCTAAGACAATACTTGGTACTCGTGACCTCGTAAAGAATACTGCTGAGTTCTTAAAGAGTGTTGCGCCTACAGGACAACAGATTAAGCTTGCTACAAGCACAGGTTACAATACTGTAGCAGAGGCTGCAGCTGAAGCGTACGGTACACGTAAGGATGTATATGAGATTCTTATTGAGAAAGGCGTAGATGAAGAAACAGCTAAGTTCCAAGCGGGACAAGCAGCTGCTCGTGTATTTAAAACAAACGTAGGTGCGCTTATAGTGCCTAACTTCATAGAGAACACCTTCTTACACGGAGCGTGGAGCTCTTCACAAAAGAGTTTACGATCTAAGATCTGGGCTAAGGGTGGAGCGAAAGCAGTTGAAGAAGCTGCGGTTAAAGCGAAGCTCTGGTCTAAAGCTGGGACAGGTATTCTCTCAGAAGGTTTCTGGGAAGAGAACATTCAAACCTCTATGCAGCAATATGAGAAGAACCTTGCTAAAGGAAGACTTGATGATGAGGATGATTACATAGATCAGATCATCTCTAACATGGGATCAAACATCCTAGGTTTTGCAAAGTCATTTGTTCCTGGAGCTGAGCTAACTGCTGATGAAATAGAAGGTAGTGTAGCTATTGGATTGGGTGCTACGATAGGCGGACTGTCTGGTGTTTATGGAGCTATGTTAGATAAGAAGCAAGAGAAAGGAATGAGAACTGAGGAGTTAGCTCGTAGAGCTGATCTTTTCGGAGGTTCTTTTTCTAAAGCTGCTCACGTAGCTTTTAGAGAGAATGCTAACTCTATTAATAAAATTAGCAAGGCCGAACCTACAAAGACTATTAAATTAGGAGATCAAGATCATGAGATAACTAATTACGAGTTAGATGAGGATGGTAATACGATTGTAGACCCAGAAGCTGTTACTCAAGTGACAACTAATCAATTGCGTGAGAAAAGATTCTGGGATGCTCAGACTGTAGCAGCCTTTAACAATGATCCTGTTATGGCAGAGATGAACAAGCACACAGCTATGGCTTCTCATGTCTACACACTTATGAACAAAGGCTACTCTAAAGAAGAGATTGGTAGTTACTTCGATTCCTTAGAAGAAGGTGCGAATGCTGATCTGTCTGCCTTAGGGATTGAGTCAGATATAAAAGCTAATATTGCTCTAGGCAAATCATTAGCCACTACATTCGAGAACATATCTAGTACTACATCTTCTAAAGCTAAAGAGATGGCCGATGGTCAATTTGATCTTTGGGTAAAGAAGAATTTATTCTACTCCGCAACTAAACGGAAAGCCTTAGAATCTGCAAGATCCAAAGCAACCACTGATGGTGCGAAGGAAGTAATAGATAACATGCTTAAAGACTTAGACGGTTTAGATACTGAACTAACCTCAAAGCGTGCAGAACTTAAGAAGACTTTTAAAGAACTCTACTTAGATGTAGAAGCTGCTAGAAATGAAGCTAAGGCTCTAGGTAAGAAAGCAAACAAAACTCCTGAGGACATAGCAAGGTTGAATGAACTTGCATACAGTCTTTCACAGAATGCTTATGCAAATGGTCCCTTTGATACAACAGAAACTAGATTAGCACGAGCACCTATAGGTAAGAAGGCCTCGTTAGAAACTGCAGCTGCGAATAATCTTATTCGTATCGAAGACATAAAAACTAAGTTAGCAGCGGGAGCACCTGCCACTTCCTTAATGGGTATGTACAAAGGACTTCCGTACAGCAATGATGAGACAAGGGCTTTGAAAGTAACATTAGATAATAAGTTAGCAGAAGAGTCTGCCAAGCTTTCTGAAGTTGCTGCGAACTTTGAAGCAAACGTGAATGAGTTAGATGCTCTTCAAGATCATATAAATGATGAAGATCCTATGATGTTATCTGAAATCATGGAACCAGAAGCTATTGAAGCTTTCGGATTACGTGACATGCCTTGGACTAGCGCTGCTTACAACAATAGTTCATTATTAATACAAGGTAAGATAGCAGAACATACTCGAGCTTTAGAAAATATCGCTGCAAGACAATCCACCATCAATAGATTCATGGATGGTGAGTACGATCCTCAGTTAGATGAAAGTGCTACTGTGTTGAAAGACTATAAAGCATTAGATGCTGAAGATCAAGATGCATTTGTTAATGAGCTGTTCTATAAAGAAAAGATCTTATTACCTACAAAAGCATACATTGCTGAGTTTAGGGAAGAGTTGATTGAAGATGAAACTGCGTACGAAGCAGTGCACTCTAATCTACTTGCAGCCAAAGCTTACTTTACTGCACATGAAGACACAAAGAAACTCGCTCAGATAAATGCATTCTTAGATGTGCTTGAGAATAAAATATTCCCTGCATTAATTAAGAATGTGAATCAGCGTTCTGAGAAACACCGTGAGGTAAACAATGCATTGACAGCACATTTAGTAAGGGCAATCTTTACTCCCAAGATGAGTAAGTTGTTTGAGTCTGTAATAGGTGCTGAGAAAATGGCAAAAATTAAAGAGGAGCTTAATGAAGGTGAAAATGATGTACTTCCTTTTGATGGTGTTCTATCTATCGTTTCTACATTTAGAAATCTTTCTACTGCAGAACAAGAACATGAGTTCTTAGATTCACTAAAAGAGATTAAGTTCTCAAAAGATTTTGAAGCGTTTGGGTTAAAACCTGCTCGTGTAAAGGAGTTGGATACCTACTCCTTAACAGGTCCTATAGCAGTCATAGACAATCTCATACGAGATCATTATGGAGATGATGTGCCTCCGTACATCACTAAGTTCTCTAACGACTATGACTTTAACTACTTAGCTAAAGTTGCTAAGCCCGTAGACGATAAGTTCGCTCTTAAAATTAAAGACTACTATGAGCAAGCATTAGCTTTAGGGTTAATTACTAAGCTCATGGGTTCGAACTTAGATTACGTAAAGTTTGTTGCTCTTAAAGAGAAATTAGCACAACCGCCTTCCTTACAACAGAACATTGTTCTTACTCAAGGGATGTTGTTCCTTACTAATCCTCCGCTAACTGTTTCGCATGCTGGAGATAACGTATTACTATCTAAAGGTATTGGTGGTAGCGGTAAGACATTCTTACTAGCTAGTTCGCTATATGAGATGTACAAGTCGCTGAACCCAGCAGCTAAAGTCTACGCATTCTCTAAGACAAAACTTACTTCAGAGAATATCAATAACGCAATCTTTGGAGATAAAACTAAAGGTTCGTTTGAAGCCTTTATGGCTGCAGATATCTCCCCTTATGATTACATAGTTATAGATGAGGTCTATACCTTTTCTAAGGAAGAACTAGATGCTATCACTGCTAAGATAAAGTCTAAGAGGATTATTGCCTTAGGCGACCCTTCACAGCTTAAAGCTGAGGCTGAGTCTTCACTCGATAAATCGCTACGTGCTTATAACACTATTCCTCTTACAACTTCGTACCGCACAAATGTAGGTTATATAGCTTCGTTTATGTCTAAGTACCAGTTGAATGCTAAGGAGGTACAATCTCCAATTGCTACTGCTTCAGAAGAACTATCTTCTATCACAGACACATCCGCAGTCTTTGGAGTAATAGGTGCTAAAGATACTGAGTTTCAAAAACTCTTGTCTACACCTACTACACGTTCAAGAGTAGTTTTAGTTTCTTCACAAGAAGATAAAGCTAAGTATTCAGGTGTAACTGTCCTTACAGTAGCAGAAGCACAAGGATATCAGTGGGATGAAGTGTTTGTAGATATCAATGAACTTGATTTACCTGCAGAGCCTTTCGAAATGAATAAGGTTTACTACACAGCGTATTCTCGAACTAAGTCTCTATTAGTCACTACTTCTCCTTCTGTTGTGAATGGTGCTCCTAATACTGACATGAGTTCTACGATCACTAACTCTGTAGAAGAGCTTACTAAGACAAAGGATTACTTTAACTCTAATATCAATTCTGCTAAGAATCTTCAAAACATCTTAGCTGGTGTTACGATTATTTCTCCTAGTGCGCTAACTGAGGTTACTGCTACTGAGGAAGATGTTGAAACTAACTCATCTGAAGACGTTGCTATAACAAGCGAAAGCTTTGCTGCAATAGATCCAGCTGATGTCGTTCTTCCAACTCCTGAACTTCAAGAAGGAGAAGCTTTCCTTATCAACCCTACTAACTACGCTTTTTCAAGAGGAAACGTGCCTACTTCAGGTATTGGCCATATTATTCCTTTATCACGTAATGGAGTAAACTTCTATCAGGTAGTAATGAAAGGTAACGAAGGTAAGTACTATAGAGTTGCGGTTCTCTCCGAAGAGGAAGCGAAGACTATTCCGCTTAAAGGAATGCCTGTATTAAATGAAGCAGCACTTACTGAAGTCATCCCAGATATCTCTTTAATCTCTGCTGGAGAAATTGAGATCACACGAGCTGATGCATTATCCATCTCTTACATTCCTGGAGCATTTGAAACAGCACAGCCTGCTTACGACAATGGAGCTACTTCGTTAATCGAGGATGTAATCATTAAGTTCTACACTTCTTACTACGGTACACACCCTTCAGGTTTAGAATTCATTCAATCTCTTAATCCGGAAGAACGTTGGGTAAATAAAAATGCAGATGGTACGTACACTGTTAACTGGAAAGCAATACAGCGTACAGTTAAAGACCCATCAGGTAATGATGTGATTGTTTCTGATATCAATCTTAAGATCTTTGACAAGCATAAAAACAAACCCCCTAAGGAGTTAGCTCACGTCACGCCTGCTCCAGGCTTTCCTTACTTAATCTTTAGCAACCTTAAACGTGTTGGTAGGGAAGGTATTGTAACAGCTTCAGAGAAACCTTTTGTAATACCTCTTAACTCTTCACCATTAGATGCATCTTCAGTTTCTAATTTAATAGAGTTCACACGTGCTGCAGAAGTGTTAGAGCAAGAACTTGGAATTCCACTTGGTTCAGAAGAGTTTGGTGATACTGTACGTTCTGCTTCTGAACATTATGAAGTAGATATTGATACGCATACTGGAGAAAACACTTACGGAATTAAAAAGAAATCTACTGCTCCTCCTATCTCTTCCGCAATGGATCAGGTTGTAAGAGGTGTGTTTGGTGGAACTCGTAGGATGGTCACGTTCGAAACTGAAGATGAAGCAGTTGAGTATCTAAATGAGAATGGAACTACCATCGAAGGCACTGATTACTTTAAAGTAAATGGAGATGTAATTGTAGCTATTACTGAGACTAAGAATAAGCGATTCAGATTAGAAGCTTCTACTGATGCAACTAATCGAGAAGAGAACACAATCCCATATAAGCAGTTGCAAATGCGTGAAGGTATGGGCCCAGCTCAGCATGAATTTAACAACCTAGCTAAAGCTAACTCTAATGTAAATGGAGAACAGCTCCGGAGAAACTTGATGAAGTGGGATCCAGTGCAAAAGAAGAATGTGAAACAGTCTGGTATGTATCGGGCAGGTTCGTTGCTCACTAACTATGAAACAGATGAGAAAACTGGAGATAGTTTCGTAAAAGAGTTTGTTGATTATGATAGGCTCTACGCTAATCCTGATGTAATCGCATTACTTGGAGAAGGTGTGCAGTTTACGGACCAAGATAAACTTTCTGATCTGCGTACTGCGCTACAACGTGCGTACCAAGATAGAGGCAGTGATGCAGCTACAGCACGAGGACAAGCAGAGAATGTAATTTTCTTCTTTACTTCTGCCGAGACCACACTCCCATTCTTACAAGCAATTGTTAATCCTATCTTAGAAGAGGGAGCAAATGGAAATTTGAACACTCCTTTAAAGATGTCAGAGATCAGCAGAACTAATCTTGCGAAAGATCACAAAACTGTATCTCAACAACTTTCGTCTAGCTTCATTAAAGTTAATCCTACAACTGTTACTTACAAGTTAACAGATGCGATTGTAGTGGGGCCTGAAGTTGAGAAAGGAAAAACTTATGGAGCTAAGGAATTGTTTAGTGAAATGAAGGTTGTAGGTGAACTCGAGCGAATACGTTTGCTAGTGGAAACGGCATTACCTGAGCAAGCTAAAGTATATGAATCTCTTAAAGGTATATATCTTAATGGTGAGTACCGTAAGGATTTAGCTATGACAGCTTTAGATGAAAATGGAGTATTTTCCATTAGTGTTGGGTTACCCGTGGGTAAAATAGAGTCTCATCTTATGTTGCATGAAGGATTGCATGCTGTTACTAAAGCTTCATTAATGAAAGGAAAAAAGGATAGGTTATCTAAAAAAGATACTCCTGAAGCCTTATTATATCAACGTATAGCAGCACTTAAGAAACGTTTTGATGGTGCTGTCAAAGGTAAAATTAATCCTGACACAGGAAGTAAATATAAGCTAACTGAGGTATATGAAACAACACCTTCTGAACTTGACATTTTTGAGTTCGTTGCATCGTTATCTAATCCTAAGTTCAGAGAGCTTGCTAAGTCAATAGAAGTGTTACCTAAGTCTAAAGACTCTATCCTAAAACGGTTACTTCAAACGATCTTAGATTACTTAGCGGATATCTTAGGACTGGATGCTAATGTTTATGATGCAACACTTGCCGTACTTGAGAACTTCTATGGTGACACAAAGGCTCAATTCTTACGGCCTGCTCCACCAGTTGTAGTAACGAGATCTGTTACCGAAGTGAAAGCTGAGACTCTTGGCCGGCTGAACAAACAATTGAATGATGCAGATGAATATGAGTTTGATGAACTTGCAGCTAATGTAACTAGTAGTTTTCCTATGTTGGAGAGAATCCCTACATATGGTGAAACTTCTAACCTTAAGTTCAGGGATAGCTTCTTGCTTCTCCCAGAAGAAGAGCAATTACGAATTCTTAGTAGTATAGGCACATCTTCATTCGCCTACGTTAATCAGAATGTGGAACAGGTATACACGCACTTAGGAACTATCTACACATCCAAATCAATGGGTTTGTACTTAGACACACTACTTGCTGGTAAGGAACTAACTAAAGAACAGATTAACTTAATCAAGTCTATCATATTCTTAGATGCTTCTAATCCAACTACTAAGTTAATTCCTAACATCCTTAAAGCAGTTACCAATGACCGGGATGCGTTATATGATATTCTGTTTACTCAAGTCTTCAATAACAAAGACAAGTCAGAGTTCCTTATAAAAACTAACTCGACTACTAATCGTGAAGCCTTCACTAAGATGATGACCTTGCCAGAGTTTAACAAACTGTTTGAAGCATTAGGTTACTTGGTTATGCCTGAGATTGCACTCGCGATTCAGAAGGTTGAAGATCGTTCAGCTGCACGTTATATAGTAGCTAAGAACTTAGTTCTTAATACGGTTTCTGCTAATATGGCTAAGACAACTGAAGTGATGAAGATTAGGAATGAGTTATTCGCAGAGCTTAAAACTAATCTTTCTAATCCAGCATATGTTTTCCCTAATGGATTGACTCGCTCAGGATCTGCTAAAGCAATCAAAGCGTTGTATGCTGAATTAGGAACAGCGAATTCTAATCGTAAAGTTGAAATTCTATATAATGAATTGCCTGCTCTCGAAGATATGTTAGCTGGTATTGATTCTCTTACGTCAAGCAATACTAAAACTAACACTTTAGTTCTTAAGGACATTATCAAGGATATCTATCCTAACACAAACTTTGATGAGAATGCTATTGGACGTGTGAACTTGGAGCTTGCTGAGTTAGGAGAAGAGGAATTCTATTCAGGTGATACTGAGTTAAAAGAGTCTTCTGGTATCTTAGAATATCTTAAGTTATATAACAAGTCTTATGAGACCACACTCTCTGAAAGTATGAAGGACTTCTTGTCTTTTGTGCAGGTAGGTAATAGGTATCTATCATCAGCACTTGTGTACATTAAGACAATGCAGCTCGCTTCTACTCTTGATTGGACTCAAAGTCTTTCGAGTACCAAGAACTCTATCAGTGCGCAGTTGTTAAAACTTAAATCTGATTCTGGTCTTTCAGGGTTAGATCTTGCAATCATAGATAACTTATATAACAATATAATCCTTGCTACTAATAACAGTTTTGTAGATGGCGTAACCATCCCTACGAATCTTCATATTACAGCAGTGAATTCTATTGCAGGCGTAAATGCTTACATTGCTTATGAAGCAGACGGTATAAAAACTCTTGCTGAGTTAGAGAAGCTTCCTACATCAGGTAAGCAGATGACATCTAACTCACTATTCCTTTTCCTTAAGGCGAAGAATAATGCTCTTACGATTGCACAGTTCAATAAGATGTTACACAAGGCAGATGCTATAAACGTCTTACGAGGTGTTCATAATACTATGGCTTCAATGAAGGAAACAGATTTGTTTATCTCTACACGTACATCTGCAGAAGGTAATACATTCCGTATGGTTAAGTCTCGTTCTTCTGACGTTTCTGTCACTATTAAAGAGTTTATCTCTAATGAATTGTATGAGCGTTTTGGTAACGGCACTTTGAAAAGTCTGCACACACTTTATTACGATCATAAGTTCGTGTCAGAAGGCAAGCCTACAACAATACGGGCTGCACTAAGTAGTAACCCAAAAGCTAAGAAAGTGGCTATTCGATATTTCTATAAGATGCTGAATCTTCCAGCTAATAATCTGACGATTAAAGATGAGGAGGTTGCTGAGCTTGCAGAGAAGATAAAAGGATTGCTTAGCCATACTGCTAAAGTCACTTCTGACATTGTTACTTCTGAAGATGATACTGTTAAGGTGTTTAACTTCCCTGAATGGCTAGAGAGTGTCGATGGTTATATCTCTGAGATCAATAAACCAATGGCTAGATCTGATGAGTTTATTCGTAACCCATCTGTACTCGATCTTAATGGTAATAAGTTCTATAAGTATCACGAGTCTTCCTTTATGTATGATGTACTCAACAACATTATAGATATAGATTCTTCTTTAATCAACTCACAATCAACTAAGAATTCTAAATTTAGAGTTGTGCCCGATCACCTACTTACCGACTTACATAAGCATAATATATTTATACAGTCTCCAAAAAGAGCTGCGAATAGAATCTATGCTGTAGGTGAGTATGCTGGCGCTAAGAATAAAGACAATGGCTCTTCAACCGAGTACCTACGTGAGAACAAGTTCTTTTTCTTCCAGCGTAAGTTTATTACTGGATTTGTAGACGGCATTCGTCAATATGGAAATTCTTACCACCAGTTTTCTTTTGTTCCTTCAGACTCTCCTAAGCATCCATTAGTTCGTTTAGGATTACTTTCTATGGACAAGACAAAATATGGTATAGCAGAAATGTTTGATTCTTTAAAAGCGAAAGCAAATCTATTAGAAAGAGGTATCATAGATATCGAGAAGTATGAGAAGTCACTTAGTTCTAATCTATTCGCTAACTTTAAAGTTGGCTTAAAGGTAAGTACTGAGTTTCCTAATTGGAGAGAGATTCCTTCTGATGAACTCGCAGCTCGTGCTTACGATTACTTAAAGAAAGAAGCGCTTACTTACTTAGAGAACAATATTAAAGAGTTAGAACCTTCTTTTGATAAACGAATGATCGCTACCATGCTTTCTTTACGAAACGCTGAAAAAGAAAAGAACCTCTTTAGTGGTGAGTTTAATGAACTTTTAGATACTATTCAATATGACTTTACTAAAGGTGAGGAAATTATTAATTTTAAATCTAGTGATAAGGGCAATATAAATTTAATTTTACCATTGTTTACTCTTTTTTACTTAAATAACACTGTTAACTCTTATCATTTAAATCAATTATATTTAGGTGACTACTCAGCGTTTCCTTCTGTAGATATGATTATTAAACGTTTTGCTGGGACAAAAGCTCCTGGTATTCGTGGGTTAGTTGACCCAATAATAGGTATGAAAGAGACCTACAAACTTGCTATCCTTGCTGATACAGTAGTCGGATTAGAAACTACACGAGCTAAGTTTGCAGAGCTGTTCTTCGGCGGCGTAGTACCTGAGAATGAGAAAGAAGAGTTCGAAAACTTTATGACATTTTTTGGTGATGAGTTTGAGTCTACAGATGCGCAAGGGTTTATGACTCCTGCTCGCTTAGCAGATCTTTCTAAAGGCTTTGAGAAATCTTGGACATTAGGTAATGTCCACAAGCCTGTGTACTTCGGTATAGACCCACATACTTTCAATGATAAAGATGGTAACCCTGTAATGAGTACTTCAATCGCTCGGTATGTTAAAAACTCTACAGTAGTCCTTACTGACGAGTTATGTGCTAAGTTTAAGTATCTTGCAAGGTTACGAGAAGTGATGGAGAGTCAGGGTAATGATGAAGCTGTCTTTAGATCCGCTGTCAAAGTTGGATTGCCTATTTTATATTCTGAAGAAGGTGTGCCTTTGAAATATCCTACGATGGCTAATATTATGAAAAAAGTAGCTGGCAAGGATACTGATTTATCTTCTTTAGAAGGAATAGGAGCTGTTGGAATGTTAAGTGATTTTGCAGATGCATATGATTCTGCGCCAGTACTGCCATCTCTTACGCTATCTAATCACAATTATCGGTTACAGTTCAATGCTACTACAGACGTAGAGAAAGATGTTTCAGTTTACTCTCAGTTGATGTACTTCTTAAATGTATATGGAGACAAGCTTAAGAATCCTGCTTACGAGAATACACAAGTTGCAGCAAGACAGGTGTATGATTTGATAGCAGAGTTAATAAACGATGGTAAGAAAGAGTTCTTCGATACTTTAACTAAAGAAGGGTTGAATAAATACTTAGCTAAGAACTTGGGAGGTTCAGGATCTGAAAGAGCTCTTGACCTTATATATAATGGTGTAAACCATAATCACCCAATTCTTGAGAAGAAAGGTATCATTGCACTTGCTTCTGGTTTAGGAAAATCTACTACCAAGATTAAGTTTAAAGGTGGTAAGCTTGTACTTCAAACAGCAGAAGGTGTGTCTTGGGATACAGGAACAGATATAGTTGCAACTAACAAAACAAATCTAGATGCGCTTACTTACAAGTATGAAGAAGTAAATGGGAGAAAAATGTTAGTAGCTGAAGTTGTAGTTCCTGCTGAGTTACTTACTACAGAACAGCGTGTGGCGCTTAAGAACGGCCAGAGTATTTATACTATGCCTGATGGTATGGCATTTCGTATTCCTTCTACTGAACTCCACTCTGCAATTGCATTTCGTATTGTAGACACATATCCTGGTGGTAAAACAAACGTGATTATAGCTCCTAAAGAGTTAGTGCCTATTCATGGTAGTGACTTTGACGTAGATAGTCTCTTTGTAATTATGCGTGAGACTGTAAGCATTTCTGAAGCTTCTTATGTAGATGGAATTGTGTTAACAGGACTTATATCTAAACTTGGACAAGTGTTTAATGAGTTAAAAAGTTTAGAAGATACACTTGAAAGTCAAGAAGACATATTAAAACTGCAGGAATTAAAGCGTACGTTTAAAGAACAATTTAAGTTATCCGTAGAAGTTGCTACAGCTACTACTGATAGTGGACTTGAGTTAGAACGTAAGTTCCAAGAGGCGTTCATAGCTTCTAAAGCTCCTAATGAAGCTACATTCCGTAAATCTTGGATGAAACGTAATCACATAGTAATGGGTCCAGATAAAATTATGGAACCTACTGTATTAAGTGCGTTTTCAGAAATGATTACTAAGATTGAAGACTTCTCAACCTTAAATCCTTCATTTATTCCTTATCTCGAGACAGTTCTTAAGTTTATAACTGAGATAGTTTCTACTGAAGATGTGATGATAAATACTAATGCCGATACTCCAGTAGGTTATGAGGTTGTAAACAACAAGTATTCTTTATCTAAAGAATACCTAAACTATATCAAATATAACTTAGCTGCACTAGAAAGCTTAGAAGGTTCTCTACAAGAGGAGTTAAAAGCTGGGTTTGGAGGATTAATTTCTAAAAGTATTAAATCTCTCAAGTCTCTCAAAGCTAAGTACCTTAAGAACTCTGTCACAGAGACTATGTTAGATGTTATTACGGACGAGAACAATAAGTATCGTATGACTACCCCAATTGCCTTTACTGCTCTTACAGACATCATTGATGATGATTTCTACAAACAGTTTCAACAAGGTAAGGACTTAGATTTAACTAACTTAGAAGATGAGTTTCAAGCATTCGAAATGCTTACAGCTGGTGTTGTATTAACTGGTGCCTTTGCTAATGCAGCTAAATCATTTGGTTACTTAGCTACTGCTGGTGCGGAGGAAACTTTAAATAAAATTTATATTTCTATTGGAGAACTTCAACAAGAGTTATTGATGACTTCTGATGCTGATAAGAAAACTGCGCTTAATAAACAGATAGATAATTTACAGAAAGCTAAGGACGACTATTATAAAACTTTCGAGTTTAAAGAGTACCGTTCACCGGTTCTAAATTATGATACTCGCTATCGCTTCAATATAAACGGAGAAGATACACTGTTTGATAGGATCGCTACTAAAGATGCTGAAGGCAAATACTTAGTTACTCAAGTTCTTGATACACTTACTAATGCTGCGATAGATAACTTGAAACTTGGTTATTTATATCGCGCTGGTATTAACCAGAACATAGGTAATGCAGTAGTAGGACTTGTTTCTACAGGTATGCCAATGGAAGCTATAATTGCGTTATTATATCAAGATGTATTCAAACCATTAACTAAATCTAAAGTTAAGAACGCTAGTACGTTTGTAGCTGATCTTTTAAAGAAGTACCCAGTAAGTACTAAGGTGTTGTCTCTCGAAGATCTGAAAAATAATATAACAACTCCTAATGATGAAATCACTGCAGCTGCGGTTCATCTTTTCGCTAAAGGCTTTAAGATTGGTGGGGATATGAGATCATTATCTACGTTCCTTAACATTGTTAAAGAGCAGGAAGTGTTTGTTCAGAATATCTTTAAGAACCAAGAGTTGCTAGAAGCTAAGATAGGTACATATAAAGATGGAGTACTTAAGTCTCGTCAAGACTTCTCATTCATTATTCCTAACATGTTCAACTCTGCGGCACATTTAAAAGCTGCTTACGAAGTAAACACGGATCTGATTTCCTTTATTAAAGACAAGTGGTCACTCCACTCTGATCCTATGATACATATGTCTAAAGAAGTTTACAAAGCAGTAACGCTTAACTCTGCAGATGAAACTGGAGAAGAGTATGTTAAAATTCGCCGTGCATTCTCTAATTACCTGCTAGCTTCTGACCCGTTAATCAAGTCGAGGCTTTCCTTAGTAACTCCTAAAGCAGTTACTCTTTCTGATGGAGGTTCATATGTACTTTCTAAACAAAGAACATTTAATGATGAAGTTGCTACGTTTATTCAGAAGTTACAAGCTTATGACAGAACTCACCCATTAGGTGAACGTAACGAATTCTTAAACACGCTTTCTATACAGTTTAATGATCAGAAAGTTCGTACACTTAGTTTTAGAGCAGGTATAGGTATTCAACCAGAAGATATTGCTAAACTTGCATTAGGTTTTAAACAACTTAACCAGTATACAATCATCAATGGTGAAGTTACAAGATCCTTAGTTCTTGATTCGTCTAAGGTATCTCCAATACAACGAGATCTTTTAGTGTACGCACTACTTAATCTTGGCTTGGACAACTCATCCTCTTCTTACGCAGCATATATTCCATCTACAATGTTTAAAAACGTTATAGATAGATATGTAACTAAGTTGACAAACGCTTCTGAAGGTGTTACAGGTGCGCAGCTTAATCACTTTGCGTTGTTTAACGTAATTACAAATGCAAATAGGCTACCTAAGATCTATTACGATAGATCTGCTTCGTTCATTCCATATGATCCAGTTACACAGGCTAAAGCTATAGATGCTGGTTATGAAATAATAACATTACCTAACACGGATACTCGTATTAAGGTGTTCTTTGATAAAAGGTTTACTCCTGAGAAGAACGATAAAGGAGAAGCCAAAGCTTTCCCACCTTACATTAAGGATACATACAAGCAAAAAACTACTGTGTTTAAGCTTGTTCTTTTTACCCCAGATTACGGGTATTACCAGAAAGTGGGAAATATAAATGATGTTTATTATACAGAAACTCCTGATAACTACAATATAGCAACAAACTTTACTCCTACAGAACTTACTGTTCATACAGTTCAAGAGTCTCCAACTACTGCACTTACTTACTCTAAATTAATTAACGGAGTTAAAAAGGATGATATAATTTTTATAACTCCTAGTTATAACTATGATCGCTCATTACGTAGGAAAGTACAAGTAGGAAGCGTTACTAAGAACCCAACAGGTTCAGGTATTATCATAAAGTTTCAAGACATCTCCGATACAGCAGTATTATCTGATTGGGATGAAGACGGAGTACCTAAGTCAGTAGATAACGTGTTAAGAGCCTTCGGTTTAAGTCTTGAGGAATTTTCACAATACAGTCCAGAAGAGCAACAAAAATTATTAGATTGCAATGGCTAAATGCGTAAATATTAATAATCCGGAGTTTAAGGCCCTCCAAGAACAAACTGGCCTTTCAGTACCATTGTTATCTGCTAAGGTTGCTATCTGGCAGGATAAGAATAATGCGGATCATTTTCCAAATGCGAATGAGATAGTAGGGGCTTCGGCCCCCTCAATTTCAGGAGTTGATATAGCCTTTAGAAAATATCCACAGTTAAGTACTGTTGGTAACCAGCAAGAATATGCAGCTTACTTAAATTCTATTTTCCCTAAATCAGCGATTAAAGATATTGTTTATCATGCTGGGCAAATTAATACGCAATTTCCAGAATACATGGATGTTCGTAATGGAGAATTAGAAAGTCTCAGATTACAAAAACAACAAGGTACTTTAGAAGGATTCGATCTGCAAAGATTACAAAGTCTGGAAGAATATTTAAAGCAACCTAAGAAGTTTGACAAGAGTGCTATAGGTTTGTCTGGGTATTCAGGACTATACCCTTCAGGAGCTGGTTTTTATTTTGGTCTTGGTTATGAAAGTACTGTTAGTGAATATGGAGAACCTGGGCTATTCTTAGTGAATATAAAGAACCTTCTCACTTCTAAGTCTAATGATTTTCCTGCTATTATGGACGATTTCAGAGAGCAGAGATCTAAACACATACTCCCATCATTAGGTAAGGATCAAGGATATGATGGTGTATACAATGATGAGTACGATGAGATTGCAGTACATGAACCAGAGCAGGTACATTTTATTGGCACTCCTGAAGATGTAAAAGCATTCAGAGATTTCCTTACTCTTAAGTACCCCGTTTCTCCCTCTTACTCTGTGTTGTCTAATGCAGTTAAAGATGAGATTAAACAGGTGTATACAATGGATGGTGAAGAATACCAGACAGTGACTAATGAGTTTATGCCTGCTATGCAACATAAACCATTTACTCTTGTGGATACTTTCGGAACTCGTCAAGCTGATAACTTTTGGAAAGATACTGACAAGACTGAAAAGAAGAAGTTCTCTCAGTTCGTTACTGCAGTAGATTATGAAACATATAAACGATTAGTAGATGAGACCTATGAGATAGGTAAGTACAAAGGAATAATCTTTCACAAAATTATTTCTAACTTTATTTCTGGTGATAACACGGGTTTATCTGAGATGTATTCGGTATCAGGTATTGCGCCTAAAGAATTTGATTGGTTAGATGCTGAAGCAATAAAGCGTATTATTGGTCGAACAGGCACAAATGCATATAACGATAATCCTTCATTACGAACTGATAAGCTTATTGCGGAACCTTCTATGGTAAGTAAGATTATGAATGTGGGAGGAACACCTGACTTAGTAATAGATCATGGTGGAGATATCTTTAGTGTGTTTGATTTAAAGACAGGTAAGCATTTTGATAGAAACTTTGAACTTGATTTCTTTAAATATGGAAGAGCTGGAGATGCTGATATCTTCGTAAACCCTCGTAACAAGGCTAAGCTTCAGATCATGCTATACGCTATGATGATTAAGCTGAACAATCCTAAAGCGCGATTTAAGAATTTGGAAGTGGTGCACGTAACTAATCGTTACAATATAGATGAGATAGACTCTGCACGATTCATCAACACACCCGCTTACCTTAAGATGATTAAGTCGTATTTACAGGCTGAGCGTCCTTCTACTTACAAAGCTATGTTAGAAGCTTCCCCTTCTATATTTGATACAGCCACATATAACTATGTCTCTGCTAACAAGTATGGTAACAAGGAAGCTGGAGAAGTGCTTAAACTTAAGATGTTAGAACTTCAATCTTTAGTTATGTTTGATACTAATCTATATAAGAACATAACAGTAGGTAAGCACTCAGGTAAGGAGAGATATGTGCAGATAGCTGAGCTTATTAAAGAGATTAACGAGTTAAAGAGAGATCCTGAAATGGATCTCAAGTCTTGGGATACTGATATGGGTTGGATGGATCGTTGGATGGGAACTAATACAGCTTCTACTAATCCTTATATCAAGGCTTATTACTCGATACTTTCTGAAAAGAAACAGCATGCTAGAACAGCGCATGGTAAGTGGAGAGCTGCTTTTGATGATGTACTGAACCCGCTAATAGAAGAGCGTACAGGTAAGCCGTACTCTAAAGTAATAGGTGGAATAGATCGCACAAAGCTTTTCGAATGGGCATATAAAGGAACTCGGTTATATCATGCTGATGACTCTGAGTTTAAGAGTTTTTCTCAGGCGCAACAGAACTTTTTAAACTTTGTAAACAACTCTGTTGAGATGTTCTTTAACGACAAGTTAGCTAACTATGAGAATATTCCTAAAGGCAACACTGCACTAGCTAATCGAGTAGTTACATTTACAGAGCGCGCTGGCCGCAAACTTAATGTGACCAACCTTGACCTGTTTAATGGTAAGTACTCCAACTCTTCTCGTCCTGAGTTTGCTTACTATAAAGGATTCTTTCCTAAGTATGCTCCTCAGTTATATGATGTAGCTAGAAGGTACAGCACTTTCTCTAAAGAAACGTTAAAGTTTATCTACAATCGTACTTTCACGTATTACTACGAAATGGTGTTTGACAAGTGGGATGCTTCTCGTGAAGCTATTCCTATGAAGTATTTAGATAATGATCATATCATGGATCAACAAGCCTACACACTGAACCTTGAGCTTTCGTTAGATAACTTTGTAAAACAGAACTTTTACAAGCTTCATATGGATGAGGTTTATGCTTATGGGTTAGGTCTTAAGTTATATCTTGACTTTAATAAGCGAATGGAAAATGGTGCAGAAAAGCCAAGACTTGAAGCATATATAGAAGACTCAGTTAATCTTCATATTTTAGGTAAGAAATCTACAGGAATTGATTTTAGTGGCCGTTCGTTTGGCAAAGTAACAGAAGAAGGTTATAAACAGTTTAGTGGAGTTAAGTTTCTTCGTTCAGTTAAATCTTATTTTAGTGGAGTTACTATGTGGTTAAAACCTGTTTCAGGTTCTGTAAACGCTGTGTTTGCTAATCTTGTAACTCTTAAAGAAGCAGCTCGTAACTCTTTTGGTTCTAAGGTAGGCAATGCGTCTTTTGGTCTTTCTCATCTTCGAGAAGGATATGCTGAAGCAATTGGCATGTTTGGTCGAGATGCATTTACAGGTAACTTTCGCACCACTAAAGGTTGGTTACTCATGGAACAATTTGGATATATGCCTGATAATGTGGATTGGTACTCATCTAAGAATGAAATGTTGACAGCTAACAATAATTTATTCACTACTAAAACTTTAACACTTTTTCACTCTTTACCTGAAGAAGTACTTGCGACTTCTATGTTTATAGCGCAACTAAAAGCTATGAAAACTGTAGATAAGAATGGTAACGAGATCTCAATGTGGGATGCTTATGAAGTTGTAGATGGCAATATTACTTACCAAGGAGGATCTCGTGGACAGCGTAGCACCTCTAATTTCTCAGACAAACCTTCGTATAAGGAAGTACTGGGCTTAGAAATAGAAGAAGTAAATGCTATGAAATTTCTTTATGAGAAGATTCATGGAGGTTATAGGTTAGATGAAAGAGTAGCTGCTGAGTATTATATACTTGGTGAACTTATGATGCAGTTAAAACGTTATCTTCCTTCAATACTTAAAAATGTTTGGGCATCGCGTGGAACGAGACAAGGAGAAGGCTTTTTTAAGAAGGAAGTTGATATCCACGGTAAGGAGATACTTAAGTGGGATGCATCTATTGTAGAAGGCCGTTGGAGAATGTTGTTAGGTTTACTTTTTAATAGGTTAGCTATACAAAATTCTACTCCAGGAGATAAAGGTTCTAAAATACGTGAGTTCTTTGGTTTTCAGTTTGATGAGTCTTACGATTGGGATAAGCTTTCTGAGCAACAGAAAGAAGATCTTAAAGACTTTGCCATTACTTCAGCACTCTACTTCTTTATGATACTTGCAGGTAAGAGTATGTGGGATGATGACGATAAAGACACTACTAAGAAAATGTTCTACCGGATCACTGATGATTTTGGTTCGTATGTTTCTCCAATAGAGATTCTTAAGAATGCGATTAATCTTTCAGCTCCAGTTACAGCTAAGAAGTCAATTGCAATGTTAGATTCATCTTCTAAGTTTTTTTGGAGTGTGCTTATGTACACAGTTGGTATGGATGATAAAGCATTAACACGAGACGGTAATTTCCGAGGGAGTAAAGATCTTCAGAGAAGTATTCCTTTTATTTCTGCATATCACGATTTATATTCTAAGATGGAAAATGATTCTTACTTTCAACAGTTTTTGGATGTGAGAACTTATTAAGCGTTAGGAAAAAAATAAGGGGGTACTTCATAGCGAAGTACCCCCTTTTGTGTTTAATCTCGATTATTTACTTAAGGATCTGAATTCCATTTACTAATAGAGTCTTTCCATCTGCGTGTACCCACTTTTGAAAACCCAATGAGGATTTCTTAGTGTTAGTAAAGCCTTGTGCTTTAAGTGAATTCTTCATCTGTGTGTTAGTGAGCTGACCTTTTTTAGAACGCATGTTATATAAAATTTAAAGTGATAAGTGCAAATATATTTCATCTTCCTTACTCGGGATACTCCAGATCTCAGCATCTTCAGGAAGCGCTATTCCAATCTGACGTTTCCAGTAATCTCGGATAAGGATAAATCTTGAGGGGGTATATTTATCTTTGGTGAGGATTCTATAATCGAATGATAGCTGGCCTTGTATATATTGAGAGAAGTGTTCTCGAACATAAGCGCGATCAATTTCAGAGTACTTGCCTTTAATAAAAGGAGTAACTATGTGGTCTTTTTGGTAGTCCGATATTCTAAATATTAGCATGATAGATCCTGTTAAGGTATCGTATTCATGTTGGTATGCTTCATTAATTCTTGCTTTAGACAGTAAGATAGTGGGGGTGTCCTCACGTAATTCTACGTAAAAGAAATTTCCCCAATCCTCGTTACTTTCATATTCTGAGTTACCTAAGTAGGTGTTGATAATGTAGTTCTGCGGTACTCCCAATTTAAGCATCGGGAGAATGAACGATCTGCTTTTCTGCGTCATTAAATACGTCTAGTTTAATTACACCGTTACTAAGGTACACGTCTTTAGGAAGGTCCCAGTAATCCGTTTCGATATGGAACCTAAGTTCCTCCATTAATTCATTGATTCCTTTATAATACTTATTTCCTACGTAACAACCTGTTAAACCACACTCTCTATCCCTTTTACTTGTTTTATAGATCACTGCAGCTTGCGATGAGCTTAGCTTAGAGTCTACAACTACAAATACAAAATCTTCAATAGTGTAGCCATCTGCTACTAAGTTGCTAATTAGCTCATCAGTAAGCATTGCTTGCTCGTAAAAAGCGCATTGTCTGTAATATCCCCACTTTAAGAAACTCTCATGAAAGTTATAAACACCTCCTGAGGTAGTCTTCAAATCAAATGGGTATATCTTCTTTTCCTTGTGATCAATTCGTATGCCGTCTAGCAACCCTTTACATTCAAACCCGTTATAATCAAAGTAGATAGGGTATTGGTGTATTAGTTCTATATGGTTATCCATCCAATCATCCCAAGTAACAAAGTAGGGGTGGGTAAATTCATTAGCGAGAATCAGGTCCTTACATTTCAATACTAACTCATATTCATCTTTACTTATGATTACTTTTCCAGTAACTTCGCATACAGACCTATAATATTTAGCTGTTTCTTCATTCTTCCACATGTTTTCGATAACACGTTCTATCTTCATTTTATACCCGGACTTTTCATATCCCACTTGATAGAGTTCAGATGCGGATGATTCGTCGAGTCCGCATGGTAGATGCTCTACAAATTTCCCCATGTATCCTGATGGGCGTATAGCATCACTTACATGGTAATCATTTTCCCAACGATCTGGTGAAGTGAGAAGGCAGTCCAAGGCACCGCCAATACGAAATGCTTTTCGATCTTCATCTTCTGTGTCTGGGTTGTTAAACTTGATTTTTATCCATCGAGGATTGTGTAATCCACTTAACATAGAGTTACTCACCCTCTTGCTCTTAAAGTAATCCGTTATTTTAGTATCCATTATTCTTGCAGTTTTTCATCTGTTCTCTTGTTTGTATATACACGTGTCTTAGCGTTATAAGTGACGCTTAATTTAACTTCCCCGAAGAGAAAACACAATCCAAAAATTCCTAATATTGCTGCTAATGCTATCATAGTTCTGTAATTAATTCTGAGTTAGATCCTGGGAGTACTTCCGTGATTTCTGGTAATGGTGGTATTGCTTCTTTTTCAACTAACTTAGCATACACTTCTTTAGAAGCAGCTTCAAGTTCTTCAGCAGTAAAGCCTAAACCTGAGTAGCGATCTATAATATCTCTTTCTTTTGTACCTAAGATCTGCCCTAAGAATATATATTTAACGTATAGTGGGACTAACTCTTCAAGCTCTTTGTACAAGTTTTCTGTCTTTTTATTCATCTTCGTTAACTGTTAGTAATATCTCTAACACTTCTGTTGGTGTCTTAGTTTTGTTCATTACCGCTACTGACTTAAGTTTGTTTTCAAATCGCTCATTATTTCTAATGTGCTTAGTTGGGAACAACACTTTACCTTCGTTAGCGACGATTTGATTCTTTACAGCTTCATAAGAAGGGATTCCCCACCTATGATTGATATATTCTTGGTCTTTATCAAGATCATTAATTTCTTGTCGTAGAACTTCAAGTTTAGCAAGTCCTGTAGCCACCATTTCAGCGTGCTGTTCTTGTATTTCTTCTCGGTCTTTAATTAACTTTAAAATATGCTTGCGTTCTACATCTTTTACAAACTCTTTATATTTTTCAGATTCTTTGATAGCTTCATTATGAAGAACTATCTCTGCTGCTTTAATATCATATGCTCTTTGTGCAAGAACATTTACTTCGTCTTTTGTCAAGTTTGCCATTTTTCTAAATTTCTTTGTATGTAATTACTTCTTTTACTTGCTTAGGTGTTTCGTAAGCCGTCATTGTGCTGCTATTTGCAGTATCGACTATGGTTCCATAACTAGCTATTGCTTCAGTTTCGTTATCTTGTAATACAATGAAACTTGTCTGTTCACCAGCTTTTAAAGCTACCGTGCTTTTTGTTATACAAACAAGATGATACATTCTAGCTTCAGCCATAGCTTCTTCTGAATGCGATTCTCTAAGCTTGTCTAGTATAGCATTATCAATACTATCAAATTCTGTACGTGACCAGTTGTTCTTTATACTTATTTCTAGCTCCCATAAAGCTTCTCTCTCCATGATAGCTTCTAATGTTTCTTGTTTCATATTGCTGAAATTAATTTTTCAAGTTTTGTTAATCTGCTACTCATAACAGGGAATGCTTCGTAAATAAGCTCTTCTGCTTCATCATAAGTAAGAGTGTTATCCATGTGAGCTTTCATTAGAGTATTACGCTGCTCCTCAGTTGCATAGTCTTCATTCATACGCTCTGCAAATATCTTATCCTCTCGTATCAACTTATTGATATAAGCGATTCTCACATCAATCATCATGAAGCACTCTTGAAACACTCGTAAGTTCTTGATCTTCTTTATGGCGCCCATAATCTGTTTTTTGTTTCGCGGCATGAATAATATCTTCTTATCACCTTCTTCCTCAAGTTTCTGCTTGAAGAACTTCCACTTAATCATAAAGTCAGGAGTCTTCATTCCTTTAGTCTCCATTATCCAATACGGCCCTACAAAGTCAGGCGTATATGTTACCTGTATATTAGTAGGGGATAATTTGTCTTCTTCTACGCAAAAGTTTTGGCCTTTAAATCCTTCTAAGAGAACGTACTTAGTCGGTTCGTATTTAAACTCAAGGCCTGCTTCTTTAAGTAGTGTAGCAGCTGCTCCTTCTAACAGAGACTTATACTTAACACCATCTACGATTATCTCTTTTGCTGCTCCTCGTCTTCGTACTTTAACGTCCATTACGTTATTTTTATTTGCAGTTTTGGGTAACTATTTTTCATATTGTTGTAACTACAATTAGATGAAAGTAGTTTTGCAACGACATCAATACTGATAAATACAATAGGAGTTGTTTCATACAAACCTCCATTTAGTTCATCTAGACGAAGAAGAAGTTCATCTACTTCTGTGATCTGAGTTAGATCATATTCATATTTCTTTGGTTTAGTTGCCCACCAAGCAAAGATTATAGTTAGCGCCATGACACCAACTGCTAAATACCAAGGTATTATACATATCACCATACAATTTCTTTCTTTTTGAGTGATTTGAGAATCTCATTTGTTTTAGAGAAGTATTTACCACCAAAGAATCCAGCTCGATTTGCACTGAGTGGAGATGGGTGTGCGCCCTCAATAAAATGATGAGTTGTGTTCGTTATCACTTTCTTGTAGCTTTTTGCATAATTTCCCCACATTACCCAAATGATATCATTTTTAGTATTCAAGTGTTCTATGATCTGTTTAGTAAATGGTGCCCAAAGTTCAGAGTGAGAGTTTGGTTTGCCATGTTCTACACTTAGTGCTGTATTTAGTAGCAATACTCCTTGTGCTGGCAAGTGTTCTAAATAAGAAGAAGAAACTTTTCTTTTTATACCTTCTAAGTAGCCATTTAAATCACTTTCTAACTCTATTAAGATGTTCCGTAAAGACGGGGAAACCTTTTTACTTTTTACAGGATTATCGAAACACACTCCTATTGCGCTACCATCATGGTATGGATCCTGTCCAATGATAACTACTTTTACCTTATCTTCTGAACATTCTTTAAACGCACGGAATATACTGAGTGCTTCTGGGTATACTGGAGCTTTTTGGGCTTTTGTTTTTATCTCGGGAGCGATGTTATCGTAGAAATAAGTAAATGCTTCTGGTATTGCTTCAGCCCAATCCGGAGATATGATATTTCTATCTATTAATATTTCTGTTTTTGTCATGCGTAGTTTATTATAATTAAAATGGGACATCGAATGTGACGTTTGGAATGACATAGTTTCTCACTTGTTTAGATATCATTTTCTCTACCATACGTTTTGTGGTTTTTAATCCGTAATGCTTGCAGTGGTCAGATACATCTTTAAATGAGTAAGGATTGACTAAAGGCATAGCTCCTATAAATTCGGATATTTTCTTGTTAGTAGCTAGTCCTGCAGCATCATTATCCATATATACAAATAGATACTTGAATCTCCGTTTAAGAGACGAGAGAGTGGACTTAATAGTAGTGTTTCGTAAAGAGATAGTTTCGGAGTCAAAGTTAATAGCATTGAAGCCAAGCTCTTTAAGTACCATCGTATCTTTAGCGGAGGAGGTAATAATGACTGTTTGCCCTACCCAAGGCAAGCGTTCTAATCCGAATACGTCATCATGGTTAGAATCTCCAAACCATTTATCATCATTTTTAGTTATTGGTCGATAGAACTTTTGTCGCTTAGAAGAATACCCGTAACTAAAAATTGGGTTTAAATCTCTCCATCTCTTGTATACATTACCATTGATATACAGCGTTTTAATTGCTTTTACTCTAAAGTAATTTAAAGTTCTCTTACTTATATAATATTTCTCAAAGTACGAAAAGTTTTCGTGTTCTAAGTAGGAATAAATTCTTTCTTCCACTGCTTTCTTTTCTTTCTTAGTATATCTTTGTTTATTATCTAATATTAATTTTAATGCTTGGGAACGATTAATCTTTTTCAAGTTCATCACCATTCCCACAGCATCAAAGTTATCTCCAGTCTTAAAATCGTGGTAGTAGAGCCTACCAGTTTTAGCATAATAAAATCCACAAGTTGGGTTTTTGTCTTCCCTAAACAAGCAAATAATATTCTTACCGTCAAGTTTAATATTGAAGAAGTGTTCTATAATGGATTCTTGGTTCTCTAGGATAAATCTGAATGGGTCAAAATCGGAGTCAAACATTTTCTCTTATTCTAATTCTCGTTATCTTCTGTTTTTGATTTGAAAATTGTATTTACGACAATACAGTCGTTATCTCTGGTGCTAAACATCTGTCCTGCTCGTGCCTTCTTCAAGAAGCTTTTCACTTCGTTGAATATAACTTCATCTGTGCTGTCATCCGGGTCCAAAAAGAATTTGTTGATGATTACATCATCGTTGACTTCATCAATTGGGCCTACTGAGTTGTCTTGTGAAAAATAAACTGATAGATTAAGTGCGTTCGCCATCGTAAAGTGTGTTTATGTTAATTTCTTGTGGCTCTTCGTTCAATAGCTCATCCATGTAATTCCTTGCTCCAGTACTATCATATTCATCTTGGTGCACATTGTTTTCTTCGGGTTCGTTCGTACTGTCCGAATCAAAGTGCGGAACTATAACTTCCTCAGCTGGATGAACACTTTCTATAGGTGAAGTCGTATTGAATGGAGAGTATGTCTCTGGCAATCTGGGCACTTCAGTGATGCTGAGGATTTCAATTACCGGACAGATGTATTCCGTATCAATTTCCCTTAACTCAGATTCTACATAGAAATCCATTATGTAATCAGGGGCACCTTCTTCAGGCACATTTTCGAATACTATGGTTTCTCGATATGCGGCTTCTTCACCAAGCTTAAACTTGATGGAGTATGAAATTTTGAGCATGTTTATATCTTATATAGTTAGAAAAATAGAGACGCATGTCCAGTGGCATTTTTAGATCTTCTTTAAGGAAGTGATAAACTGCCATCTTGCACGGATCTCCGTAAATGATATAGTGATTAATGATGTCTAGCAAAGTGTGATATGATGAAAGCAACCGAGCGAGTTTGGTTACTTGATACGTTGGGTAAATGACACCGTGACGTATATAGATTTCTAAACAGTTGGAGGCTGACAGTCCTTTATGAGAATAGAGGATGTAAGAGTGGATTCGGTGAGTGATGAATCGAGTTTTGTATAAAGAATAGAGATATGATACTGATATATTGTACATAAAAGCTAAAAAAAGGAGGCCCGCTTTTACGAGCCTCCTGTGTGAGATTAAAGTATATCGTGGCTATTGGAGGTTTTTGGCTCAGGTTTAGTAACCCGATTAGCCAACTCCCACTCACTGTAAGCGAGGGTAGGCTCTTCACCTTCAACGTATTTCTCAATGAAGGACCAGTTTGGTACCCGAGAAAACTTAAAGTCTGCATCATAGATAAGCTTTACATTAACTTTAGCTTTGCTTAGCCTTGGAGTAAGCGCTTTTACGCATTTCTCCACATAATCAAAGTAGTTCTCAGAAATTACTCGTGGCGCTTCAAATATCTTTACGAGTTTAGAAAGTACTGCTGCTTTATCACGCTCTTCACGGATGATAGCTTCTTCAGTAGATTCTGTTACCCCATTCTTAGTATTAGGGAATTTCCCGTTCGGTTCGAATACGCGGTGTCTCATTGTGCGTTTTTTATCATCTTCGAAATTAATATCAAAGTATGTGTCGCCAATCTCGACGGATTTGACACTAACGTTTGTGTGGATACCTACTGGAATGGATACGAGTGTTTCCTCAAATTCCGAATCAAATTTCAATTCTGTCTGCTTGCTCATAGTATTAGTCGTTTAGCTTTGTAAATTCGTTTATCTGTTTATTAATGAAGTCTGAATCGTTTGGAATCCTCAATACATCTTCACCGAATATCTGGGGTGGGCATTTCGCTGAGATATTCTCACCCGCCAATTGGTATTCGTATTTAAAATTCTGTTTTGCATCAGACCATGTTTTATCAGCATAGAGAACCATTGTATAATGTTTCTCTACTTGACCTTCGTGCTCTTTCCCGCTCACTTTAAGTCGTTTCTCTGGTGCGCCTTCTATATTAAGGATCTCATAGTGCCCCGTTACAAAAACAGTTTTCTGAATTTTTTTCAGGATAGTATGAAATTTTGCAATTTCCTCGGAATACGAGCTCCATATGTCAAACCCTTTCTTAGTTTTTCTGGCTTCAGCCAAGACCATATCCATATACTCAGAAAATGAATCAAAGACAATGACCTCGATTGTAGGGTCTTTTGCCAGTTCGATGAGTGCAGAGAGAGCTGCTGTAGGATTACGATCTTGTATTGCTATATGCTTGCCAAACTTATCAGGAAATGGAAGCGGCTTGTTTTCTACATTAATATATCCTGTTTCTTTCCCTAGGTTTCTAAATGAGAAGGTTTTACCTCCGCCACTTGCACCTATCTGTAATACTTTGTAATAAAACTTCATTCTTAGTGGTTACTGTTATCTAAATACTATTTAAAAAATAGGAACAGGAAATATAATTTCCCGAACCCAATCAACATTTCTACAAACATTATGCCGTATGAGTAAATTCCTCGATATTGGCAAATTTAAGGTTGTCCACAAACGGAACAATTTTGGTAGTGCCAAAACGTTCCTTGATGACATGAAGATAAATCATTGGTTGGTCCTTATCCTTAGGATTAAAAACCGGTAGCCCCGAATCATAGCCTTTAACTGCTGGGCCGTAATAGTTACCAATTCCATCTATCAAACAAGGCTTGTGAGCGATTATTACATAATCAGAGCCAAAATAAACAGAACTAGCTCCGAAAAGATCTGTCTTATTCGGGTAATGCAACTTAGGGTTTTGACTCCTTTCTGGATTTTCTATGTTCCGATTCAACTGTGATACCACAAAGAAAAGAGACTTTATTCCCAATGACGCAATAAACTTTTTCAAATCTATCAACATCAGCATTAAGTCATCTATTGTAGCCTTGTCATCCTTACCTTTAATAAGCAAGGTGTGGTCAATAGTAACTATAATATTCTTTTTGTTTTCAACTAGCTTTTTGGAGTATATAAAGTTTTTGATAGTGTCGCGTATATCATCTACCGTACCATGAGTATCTACTATTGAAACTGGGTGCTTAGAGATAATCTCCAGTGCTTTATCAACAGCAAAAGTGTCTTTTAATTTCTCATTAGCAGAGTAGAGTTCTTTTATATTTTTTCCGGTATGGAAAGATAGATCTCTAGCAACTTCGTCAATACCCATCATCTCAAATTGGAATGCGAGAACTTCGAAATTATGATCATTGTGCAATAAGATTTCTCTTATCCATTGTTTCGCTATTGTTGACTTACCTACACCTGACAAACCAGCTATGGTTACAATCCTATTCCAGTCAAAACCATTCATGAAACATGAATTGAGTTTTTTAGAAGAGACTTGTAAAGATTTCTCAGTGCCTGATTGTCTTGCTACGATGTATTTTTTTGTTTCTACAGCCACTTCATCAATACCTTTTATAGGTAACGATTTATATGACCGATTTTCCATACTCATCTCTTGTCTCTTCGTTTTCAAAGTCCATATAATCCATATAAGCTTGAGTTTTCAGGTAGTTAACACTGTTTTTCATGTACTTAAATGCATTATTTGGACCTGGCTGTGATCTAAATTTTATTTCTGATAGTAATGCCTTTAATAGGGAAGATGGATTTACTCCTGAGGAAATTACAAGATTATATTCTATATTAGTTTGCAGTTTATTTAGTCTTAAAAGTCTGCTTCTTAAGAATTTGTCATGTCCATCATGTTGTGGATAGGCTTTCCAAAATTCTTCAAAATTACCACTCTTAGTTACTGCAATTGGTACGCTTGTGTCACAACATCCTACGACAGTTTCACCTGTAGGAGTAATTGTGTTTATATCTTTCAAAAACCCCATTCTTACAAGTTTAGAGATAGAATTTGGTGAAATTTTAATTTCCCAATCTTCTCCAATTATTCTTGTGTGCAAGAAAATTAATTCTTCTACAGATATGAAATTTATGTTAGCTATGTTGATTGTTTCTTTCGTAATCTTCATGTAATTCTATCATTCTTAGTGTTCCGTTTGTAATCAGAGTGAGTGTGTCATTTCCATTATTCCAGTCTTCTAAATCTCCTGCATCAGTAAGTATTGCTGATGCGTACTTTGGTGCATTCTTATGTAGAAAACGCTCTGTGGAATCCTGTACAATTAATCTAAAGTTCCCCAAACAAAGCTCTACTTTTTTCATTTTCAAATACTCCTAAAGCGGAAATGTATTTTTCCGCATAATTAAATGCTTCTATTATTTCTTCTATATCCCCAGTAAACTTTTTTAAAGTTTTAGCTTCGTTATAAGAATTGTCTATTACAAAAATATCTAAAGTTTTTGTCAAGGTATCTAAGGTGACTACTATAGATAGAAATTTCGTTAGTCGTTTCTTCGCTACCCGGACACTAGATTTAAGTATCGTCATAAAATATTGCTGTTAATCTTCTACCATTAGCGCTTCTTTTAATCAGGAATTCTGCGTATAAGAAGACAATGGTTTCTATATTTCTTGTTCTAAAGTCTGCCACTTCTTCTGGGTCTCGTGCATTTATGTATGCCACATATCCCACATATTCTGGCATGTCATCGTATTGATATATCTCTAAGTTGTATTCCCCGTAAGGTATATCAACTATTTTCATCGTTTATTCGTTTAGTTATATATCTTAACGCATAGTCTCTCACATCTTCTACCGAAGTAAGAGAGTTTTTAATTCTAACCATATCTTCGTAAACTGAAGTAGTTATCATTATCGCTAATTCTTCAGGAGAGTCTGCTTCTAACAACTCATGAGATTTGAGTTCTCCTCTTCCCATTTTCTTTTGAACTTCTCCTACGTATTTTTGATTACCTATATAGTACAAATAGTAAGTATATTTGTTACTTGTCAGAGTTAGAATTTTGTCCCGCATATGTATTTATAGCTTTAGCGATGAATTCTTCTACAGAACTAGATTCTTCTTCTTCAAATAAATCTAATAATCTTCCTGAATCTAACTGTTTAACAACACCGCTCCAATCTACTTGATTAGCACATAAAAGAAATACTCCTCCTCCATCTTGTTGAATAATATTAGTAGCTTCATCATTCAATAAATCTCTATACACTCTACAACGTTGGCATACTGCATATTCTGAGCCTTTGTTATTTATTCTATGGAATACATTTACGTAAGCAGGATTCATAGTTAAATCTACTGTAAATTTACAATCACAAAGACCTTTTAATGTTACAAATCTATCAGGTGGTAAATCTCTCGCACTCATATTTTCAGGGCAAGCAAAAATGTTTGCCCACTCTCCCATAGTTGTGCATTTGTATGCTATTTCCGGACATAAATATTCTGGAGGCATTTCACCTTTTGGAGTATTATAATCCATTCTAGCCATATGCTCATTAGCTTCTACAAGATAGCTTTTTCTAGATGTTTGACAAATTTCTTTAAACAGAGTTGCCTCTTTAAGCAGTTGTTCTATTGTCTTTTTAATATCTGGTAAATATAATTCACAATCATTACATATTGCTACTTTTCCTCCTGTCATTGTTTCATTAGAATAAACAGGTACGTCTAAAGTCATTGCGCTTGATACATTAATGATCCTATCACAAGTGCAACAGGTTGCTACTTTAGCATACCTATCTATTCCTTCATGCAAATGCAAATAGTATTCATGTATATTGTGCGGAAAGCTGTATTTAGTATTGATATTATATAATTTAGCTTCTATCTGCAACTGTAAAGATCTTTCTTCTTTGTCGTATCCAATTTGCTTATTTGGGTCAAACAGTTCATCTATATCATCGTCATCATTTTCGTAAATTCCGTTTTCAATTTTTTCAATTGGAATGATATTATCTATTTCTTGTTTTGAAAAAAAGTAAACTACTTCAATCATTTCATCTATCTCATTTTCACACATGTTACATGCAAAAACTCCTGTGTCTATACTTTTATGTATTTCTCCAAAAAGAATATATACTCGATTTTTATCGTGCGTATCTTCACAAAATATGCATAAAGATTCTTTATTACCTCCTTTGTAAAAATCGGGTAGATGCGTTTCTAACCGCTGCCCGTGTGTTTGAATATATTTCTCAAGTAATCCTTTGTACTTACTCATTTTTTTTAGCAAGCCACTTCTCTTCTACCGTACCAATAGTATAGAGATTGATTAAGAGAGCGATTTTGTTTTCTTCTTTACGTGTTACACGTCCTACTCTTTGTTGGTAAGTCAGCGGTACTGAGGTGTAACTGATTTCAAGTGCTGCGTTAGCATCCGGTACATCTAAACCTGCATTTAACGCGTCTACTGCTATAAGAACTGCTTTTTTTGTGTTACTGTACTTTTCAAGTACCTCTTCTCGTTTTGCGTTATTAAGTTTAGAGTGGTATATCAGACTTTGAGGAATTAGTTTCTGTAATTTTTCTGCAAACTTAATACTTTTATTAAACAATATCCATTTTTTATCTGGGTAAGCTTGAAGTATTTTTAATACTTCAAGAAGTTTTGATTCATTTTCGTAACACATCCATTTTCTCATGGTCATTGCAGACCAGTATTGTTTAGCAAACTTAGTAAGCAAAGATTTATCATCTTCTTTATTATACTTACGAGCTAAATCAAATACTGAATCTGCAAGACCTAGAACTGCTTTTTGTTTGTTTAATGCAAGTGCAGCCTCTTTAAATTTCATATCAAATAATCTATATTTATACCCATCTTTAGCATTAAATTTGACTCCAATATTCTGAACAGTATATTCAGATATCGCTTCTGCATCTAGTGCATCTTGTAATGTTTTCTTATAGATGATTGGACATAAACTCTCTAAAACTTTTAGATTATTAAGAGGGGGAGTTCCTGTCAGGCCTAATCTATGTTTAGCTGGTATTTCTAATACTTTTCGATATATCTCGCTTAGCATCATATGAATCTCATCATAAATGATAAGGTCGTAATGCTCTGAAATTTTGATCGCACTTTTAGTACACTCTATTCGTACTTCAGAAGTATTTCCCCACTTAATTAGTTCTCTTCTCCATTGATCTCTTAGATTAGTAGTTGGAACTACGATTAAGACTTTATTGTACTTTTTTGATATTTCTATACCTACTCGAGTTTTACCGAAGCCGGGTGCAAGTACAATCGTTCCTAATCCAGATCCCAACCACCGCTCATTCGCCTCATTCTGGATGCGGCCTCTTTCGCTAATTTCTTCTTGTTCTTGGCTCTTTGTTGGCATTTTATGCAAATTTTATCGTAATGATCTAAAGGTTCATAGTCTCCACAGTTATTACAAAGCCCCATTCTATTGTGCATATCAATCATGCAATACTTACATATACCGATATTATTTAGCGGTAAGTTTTCTTCGCATTCACTGCATATTCCAACTTCTTCGTATAATATTTTCTCAGGTATTCGTACAGGGCGCGGATTTACCGGCCCTATCAGTTTCCCGAGTTCTTTACGTTAATACCCAAGCCTTTATCTTCAGGTTTAGATTCAGTCGGTTTATTTGTAAAGATCTTTACAATATCTTTCTTATGAGATGCTTTTGCTTTGCCTTTTTCAGTAGGATCTTTTGTAGAATCTACTTTCATTGCAGCTATTCTCAAGTTACCTAAGTTTGTGCCAATTACTGCACGATCTGTTTGGCTAAGTTTCTCAAGTGCCCCATTAACTTGTGTAATGATGTTTGCTATTTTAGTAGTATCAGAATAACCAATTCTACGTAATAGAAATTCTACAAGATCAGCTAAGCCTTTTTCAGGATCTTTCTTCTTTTCATCACTCTTATCTTCGTTTTTTTCTTCCTTCTTTTCTTCTTTCTTTTTATCACCTTCTTCCTCTTTATCCATCAGAGCTTTTAGTCTCCCTGCTGTAGATGTCGCTCGTAAACCAAGAAGTATTGTTACTGCTATATGAAGTACACCTTGTCCAATGCTTACTTTTAGTACTGTCTCAAATTCAGCAAAGACATCTCGAATCTCAGGAAATCTATGTTTTATGAGGTATGTGTTGTAAGCAGCATCTGAGTGTGTCCACTTATAAATCCATTCCTGAAACTCATACGAAGAGTTAAGATTACTTGCAATAGCTTGTACGTTAAAGAATGGTACGTAGAAAGCAATACTTGCAAGTATTATGGCAATTAAGAAATTGTTGATATAAAAGCCAAAATGACTTTTTTTCTCAAACATGGATGCTATATCTCGAACTAAAGTTATAGCACATACCGCACCTACAAAAGAGATGGACATATGCATTAAGAATCGTCCGAATGCAAATCCTTGGTTTTGATCGCCACTTATTACCGTAGCAGCTGTCATGGCCTCACTTAAAAACAATACCATAAGTATTGCTTCAAGTATAAATTCGTTGTTCTTGATAGTCTCTCTAGATAGTAGCTCACCTAACTTTTTATCTGGATTATTCTTTTTCAGATTCCAGAAAAGATAGATTAATGCTATAAGAGATGCCAAGCCAATGCCCAGCATAGAGAAATAATTTGCACCCATTTACTATATGTGCTATAATGTGATAGATATCCTCTTTCTTCGTTCACTCTACGCATAATTTCATTTTGGAAAAGTGCTGTTAAGCAAATTCCTCCAATCAATGTCTTCCAATCTGGTGTCAGAATTTTCTCTTGGTAACTAATCAATAACACTGTCACACACGCTAAAGATATCAAAAATTGGAGCGATTTCATATTGTATGATTTTTATATTATTAAACAACAGTATAAACCCTATTGCCATCCAAATTATTCTTGTTAAACTGTCTATCTGCTTATACTCTTTTTTCCAGATAACCGATGAAACTAGTATTGCGGAGTATGCTAGTAGTATGCTTTTGTACTGTTTATTATGCCCTACTACTAGCACTCCTAATACTGGTAACAATAGTAAAATGCCTAATCCTTTAGCCACATTTTATTTATGATTGCTTCTGCTGGAATTACGACTCCCTGATTAAAATCTTTAGAGGCTTCTTCCATACAGAAAGTTAATATATGTTGTACTTCTTCTGCGTGTTCTTTAGCACATTCTACTATACATTCATCGTGAACTGCTAATACAATCTTGTACTTGTATGCTTCTGCGTGATTTCGAAGATAGATTAGAGCGCGTTTGGAGATATTAGCGCCATTCCCTTGAATCTTGTAGTTCTGATTGTGCCTGTAAATCTCTGCTAAGGCCTTTGTATCACGCTCAGGACCAAGATAACTCTTTCGACCTATGATACTGTCAATAAGAATATATCCTCGTTCTAATGCGTCTTGATAACCTCTATCAAAGTATGCCTTTAGAGAAGGGTACGCTTTGTAAAAAGCATCAATTATTTTCTTAGCTTCATGTGTACTTTTACCTATATTATCTCCTAAGTTTGAAGCTCCCGAGCCATATAGCACACTAAAGTTTGTTTTTTTACCTATAGAACGTTCTAGCTTAGTTACTTCCTCAATTGGCTTCTTATATACTAATGAAGCTGTCAAAGAGTGCACATCTAAATTATTACGGAATGCTTCTTGCAGTTTCTTTTCTCCAGATAATTGTGCGATTATCCTTAATTCTTGCGGCTGGTTGTCTCCAGCTGGACTTTCTCTTTACCGTGCCTGTAAGCCTTAGGTATCTCGTGTAAAGTCTCTACACTTGCCCAGTAGTTTCAAAGTATTACAGTACTCAACTACTTGCTAGCACGGGATTGGTTGAAGGAACTTTCCCCGTTTTAGCGAGATCCAAAACTCTTGATTTCTCAAAAGCGTAGCCAAATTTTTCGTATTTTCTTTTCAGAAAAGGTACGCCTTCCTTGTACATATTATTATAACACTTTAATATTGCTTCTTTTCTATGCACCTCAACAAAATATAAAGTTCTATCATTGCACATATGAGCGATATCGTTAGCGGTTAAAAATTCAGATAATTGATCTCTAAACTTTCTCGCTCCTAATCCTATACAGATAGAAACTCTTCTCTTATCTCTGGTCGTATGTATATGTCCATCCCCATCCACAACACCTCGAAAAAAATCCCAAGATATAGGGTATTTTAAATCTAATGTTAGAGATTTCCTAGGTACTATGCCTATCGAATTCATAAACTCAATAACTTCTCTATTCCGGAAAGCTACCCTACTCTGGTAGCTATCAAATTTCTTAGAATAGGTTTTTGTTATGTTAATTGGCGTACCTATATGTTTAACATACTCTTCTAATATATACTCATCATTTTCTTTTAGCTCAAGGACTAAGGCCCCATTTGTATTACAACCATCCGTAGCTAATAAACCTAACCAGTAGTCGGATTGGGGTTTTAGAAATGGATTGTGATGGACTGTTCTTTGAGCTTCATGGCAACCTCTGAGTTTTATATTATTTCTAAGCAATATTCTTCTAATCGTGGTGTTGTATGTTCCTAAGCTTTTAGCTATCGAATTTGCATGCTCACCACCTTCATAACGTGTTATTATTTTCTTCTCGTTGTACTTCATAAACTTTTTGTGTAAAGTTACGAAGATTATTACGATCATGCAAATAATATGTTGTTTTTATACATAACTACTATAATCTGCAATAACAAATACGTTATCTTCTTCTGGTATAAATGCCTCTCTCCACCAGTTACCTTCTGGGAAGTCTTCCTTCTTACTTGGTATATTCTGCAAATTCGTTATGGAGTTAATCCCCACGACCCATAATTTATCATCTTATGGGAACGGACTATATCACATACTTTACTTTTTAAGCTAGCTTTTTTCCTAATCTAATCTGCTAATTGTATATAGTAAAGTATTCGGACGCTAATGTTGTATTACGTGAATCGCTATTCACACCAACTAGTCTCTGCACCTTCTCTTAAAGCGTTAAGAGCTTGGCTCAGGATTGCCCATTTTATGAAGGGTTTCCCTGAGTTCATCCGATTCATTTTAGATATCACTACCTAAACGCCCAATTTAAATTAGGAGATTGGGAAGACATCCTACCAGTAACCATAATCTGCTGAAAATTAGAATGTATTCGGTTATCATCAGCTACATGCTTTAAGAAAGAGAATCCATAAGTTGTGTTTAACTTTTCAAATCCTTTATACTTAAGATAAGCGTCGATGACTGGATCGTTTTTATATTTAGAGATCGCTTTCTCCTCTACACTTTCCTTTCCTTTATACATCAGGTTTAGACCTCGCTCTTTAAAAACCTTTTTTACTTGGAGATGGGAGTTCCAGTTGATGTCAGCTAACTCTTTTAAGATAGCTAACTGTTCTTCTTTCTTCCCCACAGCCCAGTCACCTAGTTGCATCCATCTTTTAGTGTCTATCTTCATACCGTTTAGCTCCATATCGCCTACTGCTAGGGCTACTTCACTTTCTTCCTCGGCTACAGTTAATAGACTTTCTTCTTTAAGTTTTGCGGTTTGTTTGGCAAATACAGCAACTACAGACATAATATCTGCAGCCATGTAATACAATTCAGCATCACTAAATGGGTTTACTAGGTTTTTAGATATCTCCATTCGAGTTTTCTTAGGAGCATACGGCGTAAATAGCGACAACTGACTGCTGTAATAGCTAATCTTTGTATATCGAATCGCGGTTTGCTCTAAAGAATAGAAACCTTTTGCTTGAGAAAGTCCGGTGTACAACACCTGCTCTCCTAACATTGTGTCAAAGATATTCTCCATGACTAATCCAAAGTTGTGCTTCAGTACTTTATAATCGAACTTTATATTATGTCCGACCTTTGTCACTTCCTTAGAACGTAGTATTGGAAATAGAAAACTCATATCTCCATATCTCACATCAATAATGAATTGTTTAAATCCATCACCAATTTGAAATGACAGCATTCTAGGGAAATCTTCTATTGTAGTCTCACTATCTAAGAAAACAACTTTCTTATTCTTAAGGTACTTCAGCACCTCATACTTAGTAACTACTTTAAACTCGTAATCTGAATACTCATAAATCATCCTCTTATAAATATAAAATCTTCTTCTACTGTCATTTCTTAATTTGAATGTGTATATGAGGACCCGTTGCATGCGGATTTTCAAATACGAATTTACTGTGTATCTCACTTGCTTTGTAAGGAAGTAGTTTTTTTGAGCCGGGCCTATCTTCAATGTAATACATTAAAGAGTGAGCAGCCAACCATTCCTCACCCTTACTTGTGACTAAATAATCAATCAATGCCTCTGACCAATTATAGTCTACAGCTTTACCATGTGCATGAGCTGACTTACAGTTCCAGTGTCGCACTAAGGATGTAATAAGGACTGTAGGTCCTTCATACGTATCCATAGCGAGTTTCAACTCTGGAGTAATGTTTGTATTGAGTTTCCCGTGAGTTTTATGCTTACGAGCTTTCTTAGCACTTACTATCACTTCAGGTACTGAATAAAAATCGCTTCTTATTGGTATACTTGTAGAGTTAGTGACCGTACTACCCAGCAATAATAACGCTGCTAAACCATACTTAACCATAATTCTTAATTTAAATATCTAAACCCAACTATTCGTACCTCGTTGGTTTTCGAGCGCATTGTATGATAAAAGCTTTAAAGCTTTATTCATAAATGTGTACTCCGCTTTTTGTAAGTTCATTGGTCCTGAGGAAATTGGTTTTCCTCGATCGTCAAGAATTTTATTACCTTCAGGGTCTTTACTATAAGTAAGGAAGTCTTTAGGTATAAACTTTTCAACATAAACTTTATCATTCAGTCTGGTATCTCCTTTGAATATTAAATAACCATTCTGTATACTTACCCACGCATTTTTAAAGAAAATGAATTTTCCTTGATTATCGAGAGTATATGTCAGCCCTTCTTCACTGAAACTCACGTTAAGTGCGCGATGGTTGAGGCTACTTCTTAAAACTACTAAATCTGAACTCTTAATTAAATCTTCTGTGCTCATTGGTTTCTACCAATCGTTTTCGTCATCGTCCTCAGTGGGACCTTGGGGGTTAGTTACAAAACTCCCTTGTAAGGACGTTCCGTCGTTAAAACAGTCGAGAATGATTCGCTCCCACATTTTGCGATCAAACTCTATCATCCCATAGCAGTTGTTAAACACAAACCCACTGTTTGTGTACTCAACGCTATCATTTTCTTGAAACTTAATTTTCTTATCAGAAGGTCCTCCTACTGATATTTTTAATCCTAATTCAGCATATAAATTTATAGCGCCGTCTCCAATTCCTACAATTTTAATTTGAGTAGTAAGTGACGATGCTAAATGCTTAGCTAAAAATCTGTGTGCTATCGGATCAGTAAGATCTTCAGTGTACCCTATAATAAAAGAATTATAGGGGTTTATTCCTATGTGATTTCCTATAACTAATAGATCGAATTCACTTTCTTTTATTTCCTGTGCCTCTGAAAGTACTGTTACATTTGCAATATGACCTAACATACTCATTACTGAAATGTCGTGCCATACAGACGGTACTAAGCCCACTTTTAATTTTTTTGCCATGTATACCAGCATTTTATATTGTTACGGATTTCCCAATCCCGAAGAAGGAGCTCTGGTTTATTTCGCTTTTTGAATATCTGAGACTGATTAGTCGTTAGGTTCTTTACTACGAAACATTTCTTGTGCCGAGTTGCGATGTACTTCGTACCATCTTCTATCTCGATTTGGATGCCCATTTGAAAAACACATTTTCAACATGGTGAGAAGGTTTCTGCTTTGCGCGTATCCCTTTCTTAATCTCATAGTCTCGTTTCTTTAGTCGTAAAGCACGATCTCTTTGTTGCTTAGTGCTTAGCTTATATAAATCCACATTCTCTATTAAACCTACTTTTTCCATATATTCTTCATGCCAAACGTCTTCAATTGTCTCATCAAATCGTTCCTTTACTCGGAACAATTGTTCTTTACGCATTTCATCAGTCACAGTGGCACTCTTTAATTTTATATGACTTGCCTTCATATATAAGGTTGTTATTTTTGATTTTTGGATTTAAAGATAAAAACTCTTTCATGCTAATATCATAGTAACGACATAATAACTCAGCTGTACTTCCCTGATTTGCTTTTGTTGTGTAGTCATCAACCAGTGTAAATGGTTGGAAATTTTTTGCCTTTTCAGGTATTTCCTCACTTCGTACTTCGTAAATTAAACCTGGAGGTTTAAATTTTATCTCCCATGCATCCTCAAAAGTATGGTCTGCAACAAATATATCTTTATTTAAATCATTGTCTCGTTGTCTAATTTCCACTAAATCTTCATATATCTGAATAGTTACTGTGTAACGAGAGTTATTCGTTTTTAGAGTGTCTTGAGTCTTTAGTGTGTCAACTACTATAATAGTTGAGTCTAATTTCTGTGCATCATTAACTTTAGTTGAACTAACCGGTTCTGAGCATGCTACTATTCCTAGTATCACTGCTAACAATAATATTACTTTTCGCATAGTGCTTTCCAAATTTGAAGATGAGAAAATCCCTCTTTTTTTAATCTTGGTAATGGTGCTAATGTAAGCGCCCATAATTCTGGTTTTCTTTTTTCCATTGGAATGATATAATTTACATCTTTAGCTAAATTCTTTAAATCCTGTATTTCAAAATGCTCAAATGCTTTGACGCTTCTTAGGCCTGCAAAATCTAATTCTTCTTTCTTAGAAATTTTATTAATGCATGTAATTAAATGTTGTGTCAATGACACACCACTTAAATGAAGTTTTTGATCTGACTTTTGGTCATTCCAAATTAATGGTGTGTACTCAATCATCAGTCTTTCTGCGTTTAACTCTAAAAACTCTTCCCGTAACTGTGGGTTTAAGAATTCTAAGATATAACTTTTTTTGTCCTTAACCTCTGAATATATTATCTTTATGCCGTAGTTTACGACATAATTTCCTACAATTATATTTGACACGATACGAAGGGAGCCATCTAAAATGGTTCGACGTTGAATTTGCCCCCTGTACGTTTTTTGATACGCTATTACATCTGGCATTATATTGTTTTAAAAAGTGAAGCTGGGAGGACAAAGATAACGAAAGTTACTGGATCCTCCAAAATAATTAACTCTTCGTTCAGTTTCGCTATATAATTAAGACTAATGACTGATCCATCAAACTCTTGATTGAGATATATATGGGCATTATCTATTCTATCCTTTTGAGTTCTTAAACTAGTTCTCTTTGTGAATTTCTGTGCTGGTGGGCTAAGTATTGTTTTTTTACTTATTATACTTATTTCGTACTCTCCAGTTAACATAAAACCTGGAGGAATATTTATCACCATTTCATCTACTCCGTGCCACTCATATACAGTTTTACCATTCACTGCTCCTTTGTAAGGAGAGTTTTTAGCTTCTATGAAATAATTTTCTACGTCATTGCATCTACTACCAGGTAGTTCCCAGTCATACATTGGTGGATATATTCCTAAAGATGAGATATGAATTGGTACCCAGTACCCCTCACCCTCAATCTCTATCTTCATAATCTCAAGAGCAATATGGATTTTTACAATCGAAAATCGCTCTTTCAGCATCATCATGCTTCTGGGGTTAACCGTACGGGTTGCGTTATAGGCATAGATTGGTATCCTTTGCCTTTTCCTTTGCGACGGGCCATTTCAGCTTGACGTTTTCTTTCTCTGTTAGAGAGTTGAACTGGAGGTTTAGGGATTGGCACTGCCACTACTTCTTCATTAGACTCATCCCAATCAGATGTGTCAGCAGCATCTACAGTTCCTGTAGCGATCTTAGGGTTCTGTCTTGGTTCTGGCTTGTAGTCTGGAGACAGATCCTTTAACGTCTTGTTGATCGCGTTATGGATTATCGTGTTCACGTCAGTTGGAATGAAGCATGCTACCACACTTGCCTGCGTTATCTGACCGGCAGGTACAATAGGCATTCCTGCACCATTAAGTGTGATCTCATCCCGGCTTGCTTTGTAGCGAGCTTCATCAAAGACTTTACCGGGCATACGAGTTTTGAGCGCCTCGACCATCTGGTCAGCTTTGGCTGAGGTTAATGGTTTGAATTCAAGCTCGAATGTACAGCGCATATCCCTGAAGAAAGCTTGATTCAGATTTGCTTTCGCTGCGTTGTAAATGAGAAGGGTACTGCAGTTGAACCGGTTTTTGAGCTCGCTATCGAGCAACTTCAACAGCCAAGAGTTTATTGGAGAATGTACTCCTGTATCAGAAATCATAGCTTCTTCAGCCTCGTCAATCGCGAATACAATTTTATAGCCTTCGTTTTTGATCTCCATCACCTCTTGGGCAAATTTTTCCTGATTCTCAAGTTCAGCAAGCTCCCCGATAGTACCGGCGTCCAGATAAATGCAAGCGACTCGTTGAGACGAGCGCTGTAACATTTTCATGATCGTATGAACCCATGTGGTCTTAGCAGTTCCATACGGACCGTGTGCGAATATGTTACCACCTGCTAATAGGGTTTCTACGCAAACCTGAGCCATTGCTGTTGGAGCTAATGACACTGTTTGGTTATTCCACTTGAAGTTGAAGTTGTCATACGACACTTCCAACATCTTCTTGGTGAGCGGGTTAACTTCGGATTGAATTGACGTCAAATATAAACCGAATGCTCCCTTTGCTACTTTGTAGAAAGAGATTGCTTGCTCTTTTTCTTCTTTAACCGGGATGGTATGAACAGTAGCTTGATTAGCTATCTCCCGAATATCGGCTGCGAATTCTTTTTCACCTATTGGGAACACAATATGAATTGTGTCTGTTCCAGAGATGTCGTTGCCGTTTAGTAAGTAATCGTCGATATCAAAACTCGCTGTGAAGCGAGGCTTTTTAGATATAAAAGCCGACACTTCATTCCAGTTCATCGACATGAAACCTGTCAGCTTGTCTTTCTCGACTTTAAGGATTCCATTACAGCGTCCTGAGGATATGTCGCATACTCGGCTTTGAATCTCTACTGCGTATCCCTGATCTTGCAGCTCCTCTAAGAAACGATCTACTGCTATGTAGGAGTAGTCAGTTCCTTCGGGGGACCAACTCTCCCAACTCTCTTTATCAAATCTGGTATCTCCTTGGTGATCAAGAAATTTACCTACTAGTTGTTCGTACACTTCTGTTTTAAAGAAGGTTTGAACTCTGAAACGATATGTTTCCTTCTTAGTATTATTATATGTCGAGTAGCCGACGAATGCGGCTAGAATGATGAAGACGATCATGATCGTCAAAAACGCTGCTGTCATAGCCCGTAAAATGTTTTGAGTTTGAGTTTAATCTTCTCTATGTACTTTGGATCTTCTGCATAAGCCATTCCTCCGGGGAGGTGTTGAATAGCATAAAGATATTCGTCGTTAGACTTAAATACTCTATCTTTGAATCGCATCTTTTGCCAATCGCGATAGTCTTCTATGCTCTCATATATAGTTGGATAATGGGCGTGTCCATTTAGTACGTAGTCTGCGTGCCCACGTTGATTGTACTTCATCCCAAACCCATTGTTATTCTCTTTGTATATCTTAGAAGTAAGATTGCCTGTCTCGTGTAACATTTGACAGCATACTACTTCTGGACACTGGATGCCCATCTCTTTCATAATCTCTAGATGAGATTGTGATTTCTTACCTACCTCTACTTGCTCTTGATACCTCTGATTCGTTTTCACTGCGCAAATCATAAGCCACGCAGTCATGGCTATCTTAAGAGTTCCCCACATTTAAGACAACAAATTTGCCATCAATGGACTTTCCGCTTACGTTCTTCAATTGTTCTTTTTTCAAGTTAGCGGAGTATTCTACTGCTACTATCGGCACTTCAAGTTTTCCGAGTTCTGTGAGCACTGTGTCGTTGCCGATTATTACTGCGTTACAAGCACTAAGCTTGCCTCTGAATACGTCAAACTGAAAAGAAACAATGTTTCCTTCCTTAAAGTTTGTATCCCCGACTGCAAGAATGGTAACATCCTGCTGATTGAGCGGGTTGATCGTTTTAATCTTGATGTAACTCTTAGCCACTTCAGTGACTGTTCCTGTACTCTTATTGCCTACGAACTGAGCATAGTTGTATGCTTCTTTTACAATAGGTGTGGCCTTTGGCTCTACAACTGGTTTTGTTACTTTCACTGGGTTTTCTTCGATCTTGACCGGGAGGTCAAAGTCTTCATCATCCCAGCCGTCTTGGACTTGAGCGACTTGGTTTTCTGGGACAACTTCTTGTAAGAGGCTTGTAAGCCCGGCGATCCCATCCACTTGAGTAGCGGTTCGGCGACTTTGTCCAGAATTGTTGCTGGTAGTTGTTGGTAATGCTGCTCTGCGCTGTGCGCGGTTTCCTTTCTTACCCATGATGGCAGTATTGTAATTAAGTGATAAATGAATGTAACATAAGAATTCTGAGTTCCTTGGGTCACCTGTGCTAACAGTCGTGCCCCGTTCATCACCGCCAAGCTAAAGTAGCAAGGCAGGTAGACCCATTTAGCGTCAATCATCTTACTTGTGATATATATCAGCAGCACATATGTTGCCATACAGGCAACATTAAGCGGCAGCCATCGCATGTGGCGGGAATCTGAGTTTTCCGGTCTCCGGGTTATACTGCATCTGAACTACGGCAGACATCTTGTATCCGTTTAGCATCTCGTCTTTTGACGGAAGGATGCGCTCATTGTGGAGTTTGAGGAGAGAATCCTCTTCAATTTCAAGGCAACGATCTTCCTCGTGCCAATAACTTGGCGGGTGGGTGATAAAGCCTGCAGCAGTAAAGAAGATATCTCCCTTACTGTTGATCTGCTCATTACCGGAAAGTGCGTAGCGGGTAAGGTTCTTACCCTTGTTTTTGATTATGGCCAGACCGTGACGAGTAAAGAACTTCTCCTGTTTACGAGAAAGGAATTCAGTAGGTTTAAGAGGTGTGAGATATACTCGTACTGCTACTGTGAGCTTTTTAGTAGTGCTCATAAGAATAAAGTTTTTGTGATTGCAAGTTGAAGCTCTTTGTATTCTTTCTTCAGTTCTGCCGCCTTACGGGCCAGTGCATCCGCTCTGTATAACAGTGTATCTACGTTTAATTCAAACTCCGTCTTGTCTTTATAAGACAAATTTTTAACTTCTGATAGTATTTTCTCTACGTGCTCTGAGTCATTGGATTTTATGACCTTTAAAAGGTCTTCTATTTTTACTAACATGATTTAGGTTTAAAACCTAACGCCCCTCCTTACAGGAGTAAGACCACCAACACGAGAGGCACACGTCAGGCGTTAGGAAAATTTTAAGCCGCTAAGGACAATCGTCTCTTGTAACGGCTATATAAATTGTATATTTCGCATACGTCATCACGCCATTCGGCGTAAAGAGCGTAGGTAGTTCTTCTTAGCTCGAGTAGAGCTTCTGATTCGAATGGGAGATTGCTCTCTCCACTGATCAATAATGTCTCAGTCAACGGGTCGATCTGCACTTTGTACACCTTTACGTCGTAACGTTGTGAGTAGTACTTCTCGATTCGTTCTCTGATCTTACCAACTTCTTCTGATCTCTTATTGAAACTGTAGTTTGGGTTTGTTAACCACTCAACTAAGTACTTCGGCAATTTAAGCTTAAAATGGTAATAGGTTGTAACCATGTACACATTTACTTCTTTACTTCCCTTCTGAGTTCTCCCTTTTGGAAAAAGGGACATCTCATATGAGATTCCAAATGGCGTAACGTTTGCGGAGGAGTTTCCTCCTCCGCTTTTACGTCTCAAACATCCCTTAATCGTCATCCCAATCTGCTACAGTGGGTTGTGACCGTTCAAACTTTCCGCTGCTTGGCCCTGCGGCCCTACTCAGTACTTCCTTGTCGACTACATCCCAAGGCCGATTGGCCCTCATGGCCTCTACCAGCATGAGCTTCCTTACTTGTGCCGCATGAGCGAAGTGCTTCTCTTCTGGAGAATACTTCTTGAGCATCAGCATACCTGTTGTCAAGGCTTCTAGGAATTCATTTATTGTATCATATTGATCGTTTCCTTTGCGAATTGGACCCTGATCAGGAACTAACAGTGACAGAGTATTCTTACCCGCAGGATTTACCATACGGACTGCCCAGTTTGTGCGACTAGACATCTCCATCAGCTCATCTACGATTGATAGACCTGCATGGGCTGTACCTGACAAAATTCGCAAGTATGGGACGAACTTAACCGCCAGTCCCGCATCACACACCAAACGGTTGTTAGCATTTACGTGGAAGCGAAAATCGCTTCCGTCTACGAAACCACTGTCATTAACGTAGTTCGCACTTATTAGCGCCAAGTTGCCGTTTCTCTGTTGTACGGCGGGATTCTCTGCTTTTGCCAGTTTCAACATTGCAGTAAGCAAATCCCCGCTTAGGTCGACAGTCTCATGACTGCCCTGCTTACTTGCTGTTTTGTTAAACAGAGCAGCGGCGTATTGATGACCTTGCTGCGTTGGAATTAACTGGAGATAATGCTCGAAAGATTCAGGAGGAAATCCTCCCTGAGCCTTATAGTAACTTAAAACTTCCTTCATTTTCGAAGTGTTTTGAATCTGTTAACAATAATGTAGGAGATTGTTTTCACTGGTTTTGGGCCGATCTTACGCCGTTACTGTTTCAGGCAAAGTAGGTGCTGCTGCACCACTTCCGATTTGCACCCCTGAGTCCTGAAGGATCGTAAGGAACGAAACTACTGCAGCATTAGTTGCCTTGGATTGTGCAGTTGCCTTAGCATGCACCTCAGCTATCGCTTTGGCTGCTGCAGCATGATTCTCCAAGAGTGCGGACACTGCCTCTTGGGTTTCAGATCCTGCTGCAAGTGCAGTTTTCAACTGCTCAAGAAAAGTGTTCGTGCTGGCCGTGAAGTTTGCAACTTCCTGTACCTCTTCGATAGCGTCGGTTACATGTTCGGCGCCTTCAGTCAGGTTTTCTGCCTGCTCCTCAACTGTAAGCACTTCAGCTGTTACTTCAGGTGCGATTTCGTTTACACCCTGTTCTGGGGCTGTTTCGATTGCAGCTGGAGCTTCTGCCACCACTTCTGGTGCTGCTTCTTCAGCTTCGATGATCGACACCAAGAAGGACTCGAGTCCTTCGATGCTGTTTTCAGTTGCAGCGGCCCCTGCGATTTTTTCGCAGGTTTCTTTTACTGCATAGTTCAACAGCAACACTTTGTCGAAGTCTTCGGCACTTACTTCTTCTTGTAACCCCACCTCATACGCTCCTAGCACTTTAGCCCTGTTTGTGCGCATTTTATCGGGCTTGGAATTGAACAACGGCTCGTAAGCCTCCCCCTTACCTGACTTTGCTTTGATAACCGCATCGAAAGCGCTGGTGAACTCCTTTGGGAGTTTGTTCCAGTCATCAGGACCGAACACTCCGGCAAGGTTTGCAATGTTCTTCTTCGCTGGATCACCAGCGACAGAAATTTCAGCGAAAGGGGATGACAGCGAAACGAAAATGGAACCTAAAATTTGCTTGGACATAGTTATATGTTTTTAAAGCGTTAAATAATAAAATCAGTGGGAAAGCAGGGATTCGAACCCCTCAAGCCTGCACAGGCACTAGGTTGCGAGACCGGCATACCGTTCGGTTTCCTAATGACACCTATTCCCTTTCCCAATAGTTTGAGGGAGCTTAATGAGAGCTCGGGTCAACAAACTATTTTTTTTTGAAATGCTTATAAGTAGCTACCCCGCCAACAACGAGGAGAAATACTAAGCTGATTAATAGGCAGAGTCCCCAGATTGGGTAGACCATGTCCTTTGGGATATACCTAAGTAAGGAGAGCACAAACTCAATCAGTCCTACTAACAGTATTCCTACTACTACCCACATATATCGTGGGAATTTATCTTCTTCCATAGTTTTTCAATTTTTAAACAACACACAACCCCACTGCTTTCAGAGGGGAAGTGTGTTAACGTTATATATAGATTAAAGGCTATCTTTTTACCTGCCCGGCTTACGAGAGCTCTCACTTCACCAGCAAGAGGCACCACCGCACATCCTTGTTTCAGATTTCCTCTCACCGAGCAGGCTTTATGACTTCCGAGCTGTGTCCATAGCTACATTGAAGTTGCTATGGTCAGCCGTATACTCGATTCGGCGATGAACTACATGCGCTCCTACGATTACAGTACATTGCTCAACCCTTCTTACGTAGAACTTTCCTCTGCTCCACATAACATGAAAAGCAGTTTGGGAAAGCTCAGTAAGAGTATAGTAAAAGCACCATTCATCCTTGTTCGCAAGGGCACGAGCTTGAATTGTCTGTGGTGTCTCTGGTGTGTTAGTCATATTTGTGGAGATCATATCGCTCAATGATGCCGATGAGCTTTTCGGCATAAGTTTTGTCGGTCGCATAACCCTTACGCTTCAGTCCATAAGCCCACTTCTTATAATCCTTACCATACTGGTGCAGAGATTTGTAGTGTGGCTTAGAGAGCAGTTTAGAGTGCTCTCTAAAAGAATACCAAGGCGATGTAAACTTTCTAAAGGAATCATGGTTATTGTCATCTGCCCATTTCTCACAACAGCCTCGGTGATGCTTCGAAAAGCACTTTATTCCGAAATGATTGTTGCAAGACTGGGCAATCCCAGAGTTACCTGAATTCGATTCAATCAGCCCTTGGCCAAGAGTTATACTTGCCGGAATGCCAAACAGAGCTTGCTCTGTTTGGGCGATACTTAAAAAACGAGTTATATACTCGTTAGCGTTTAAGGGGTTAGCAACTGGCGCAGCCGAGTTTGTCACCCTGTCCTTCTTTATCCATACCTTCTTAGCGACATATTCATTATGCCCTGTTTTCACAGAATCAATAAGTATAGCGCTTCCTTGAGCAGGCACAGGGTTCTTTTGTGGTGCTTGGAAAGCTGAGTAAAGAAACAAAAATAATAAGAGCGTCATTAAGGCAGGCGTATAGCCTTTAGCTACAGTTTTTATAAGGTCGCCAACCTTAGCACGAGACACTTTTTGTTCTGGAAATACGATTTTTAGTTCCGGAAATATCTTAATATCTCCTCCTTTAGTCGGCAGATTGCTCATGAGTGTACTGGTTAGATGCGTTGTTGAATTGTTCACGCTCCTCCTCGGTGAACTTGAGTCCGCTAGCCTTAAGGATGGCTAATGATAAACCATCATTAGCTGTTAACAAGATGCATGCCTGCCGTATTGCAGACAGTTGCTCTTTGTACTTTTGCTCCATCAACATTTTGACATCAGCAGCCGAAACTGCCTTCATCTCCATTACGAAGGTAGAGAGAAATAGAGAGACAGATGTCTCAATAATTCTTACAGCTGCATTCTGAAGTATTTCTTCTCCAGACGCTACTGCAATTGCTGCCGGAGCCGCAGCTTTTTTTCTTGCCCCGATAAGATACCCTACTAAGAGGGCGATTGCGGCGATAACGCCAGTAATTAAGTTCATTGCTATATGAATTTATATGTGAACAATTAGGGGATACAAAAGGTAAGGGGCTATATTACTACAGCCCCTTGAGTGTTCAACCAAAAACAATCTTTCGTGACCAGCGCAGATTCGAACTGCTTACCCTATAGGCTGGCTTAGATTAAAAAATCCGTATACTATCTTCCGACTGCATACGGCAATATCCTTCCTGTGTTAAAGAAACGCTCTGGTAACCCCCTCCTCATTTGGAGAGAGTAGATTTTCGAGCATTCCCCGCTTAGAGAGGCGTTTCCACCTCTCCCTCTTTGTAATTCTTTGGTGCGAAGACGTACTCTGTCATAATATGAAGACGTATATGATGAGTAGTACGATCGCAGCGATTGCTGTAGCTAACAGCCGTTCATTACGAGCTTTTTGCTCATTAAGCTTAACCAGCTCAGGCGTTATCCTGAATCCGTCCTCAATGAGCTTGTTTGTCCGACCTGCTTTTGACTTGGCATGGTTCATGGTTATGATTAACTGCATAACTCCTAATGCGATTATGATCGCTAATAGATACCCCATATTTACCAATTATAAAATTTTGTTAAGAAATCAACCATTGTAAGTAGTACAGCATTTCCTGCTAAAGCACTCATCCCTGTAAACAAGAGCCATTTGTTTCTGTTCTTGCAGTATGCATAGAACATGACACCGGCTAATGCGAAGTTGGCAATCACATTGAGCACACTTGCTTCCGGGCTCGGCGATGCGAGTAGTCGAATGAGTATAACTACTTGATATACCATAAAGATTAAATGTAATCTCTTTTCCATGTTGTTTAAAAGTGTGGGGGCAGAGAAGACTCCCTACCCCCCGGTGATCACCATTTGGCACATTTGGACGGTGTGCCTTCCGTTGGACAAAAGTCCGTTAAGCTCGCGTGGAACGAGCGTGTGGGGTTGCATAGGGTTACACCCAAAGCACCCACGGGACCCTTTCGGGCCAATGCACCTAAAGCGGCACAGTCTTTTAAAACCCCAGCTTCTATCTTTCGACATCCACTGGGTAAAACCATTTTAATATGAAGTCTCTAAAAGTTAACAAGTAGAGGAGTCCTACTATTACAGCGGTACTCCCCTTATCACCTATTAACCTATTTCTTTTTAAAACCGGGAGCTGTTTTACAACTGCATCCCAGTCTCATTCAACTAAGTCTGATTCCTATTTTTTGCGGGTTAGAAGATCTTTGATCTGAGCGCTGGATAGATCAGACTTGTGTTCCTTGTTTGAATAGTGATCCGTATGGACCTTATCAATCTGATCCTCAGGATAGAAGACCGGATCTCCGCAACCCGGAACAGGGCAACGGATGAACTTTGGTTCCGGTGTGCAGCTAGCCAGAAATATCATGGCGACTGCGATAACGATATATTTCATTGTGTATTAGGATTAGTGCTATAGCTAGTAAGGATAGCATTGCTGCTTTTTCACTGCTAATCGCAAGTTTGTAAAGAATGAAATCCTTACTTATCGGTGCCGTAGCTAATATCTGATACCAAGATGCGTGTAAGGATCTCATTGTACGTGTTTAAATAGCTCCAGGTTCAACGATCTATTCATTCCGGCATGTATCTCCGGTCAAGTCAGAAAAGTCGAACCTGGGGCATTGTGATGAGAAATAGACTATAGTAGCCATATACGCCCGTACACACTTTCTATTGTCTGAATAAGAAAACTCAATTGTTTTGTGCTCCCTTGAGCATTCAGTATATTTGGTATTACCTGCTGAATCAGGTTTTTATGGCTGCTCGACCAGCCTATACCCCCACTCCCCCTTTCAAATACAGCACCTTTTACTTTTGACAAAGATAAAAGAACATACCTTGTGCTGCTCATCGGGTCTAGGAGTGGGATTTTTTATTCCCAGATAATTTTATTTCCCGATATGGGGAAGGACAACCTTCTTCCCTGCTTACCATTTGGGTACTCGTAATGCTCGCCAGTGAACTTGAACTGTCGTACCCCAGTCTCGCGATATGGGGTCCTCATTACAATATGATCAGAGTCCGTTATTTCGTATGAGCGATTTCGCAGCGTTGCCCAGCCATACACTTGAATGGAGTTCTCTACGAACTCCTTGATAAACTCCTTAGACTTGAGGTGGTATACCTCAGTCTCACCATTCTCAAAGTAATGAATAAGCTTGTTGTCGTTAATGAAGTACACCAAGGCCTCTCGGCCTGTGCCACATTGGCAACTGTCAGGTTCGTACCAAGCGAGTGCTTTTGGAGGCGGTGCAGCTTTACGGGCTGAGGAAATGACGACTGGTTCTCTTACTGGAATGAAGAGTGTATCTTGCACGCCATAAAGGTAAACAGTGTCAATTCTACAAACTGTTTCAGGTTGGATAAGTTCGGCATCTCTCTTGCCGATCATGTTGCCCATTACTAAGCCCATGAATAAGGCGGCACTCATTAAGAGCGCCACGATGAGTTTTGTTGTGTTGTTGATCATGATGATATGATTTAATGATTAATAGATGTGGATACGACTGGATTCGAACCAGCACAAATCTAGGCAAAGGCCAGACTGCTCTACCGTTGAGCTACGTACCCGGTAATAATAAAATAGAGGGCCAACTTTTACAGCTAGCCCTCAGGCAACAAAACGAACAGCTTAATTTTTTAAAAGAAAACCTTAGTTATTAAATAACCAGGAGAAAGAAAATATCTTGCGACATTTTACTTTTTTAAAACCAATCTTTATGCTTGTTGCTCAGTGCGGATTCGAACCACATACCCCTTATGGTCTGAGCAGACCTAAATTTTATCTTACAACCTTTTAGGATGCGCCGCATACGTTCTTGGTAACGCTGCTTAAATCATCCTCCCCATTCCAAGGAGAGTTTACAGTTGTATTCACTGCACACACTGCAGATTCACTAGCGTTCTCCATAGGAGAACCTAGACAAGATGTGTAAGTATTGAGTTGTCTCCACAACACTGATGTGACCAGCACTCAGGTTTCTCCTCAACTAACGGATACCTATCCTCGTTAGATGTGTACTAGTTTCTTTGCGTCACATTACCACGTGCGCTTCCGCGCAACGAGTACCAAAAATGTGGCAATGCTCCCAAATCATGTCATAGTTCTTTACAGTCTCACCTTGTACAAGGCTTCCTGACTCATCCCTATGCCCACTATTGGCTTCGGCTTCTTTTGACGTTTCCACTGGAGTAGTGGTTTAACGGCTGACTTTCGTAATTAACACGGGATCAGCGCCCGTTTTGTTAAGTGGCCATAGCTGGTAAGCACAACGCGAGTTGTGACGAGGACACCCTCCTTACCAATCCAAACTCTCAGCGTACCTTGTGAAGGTACTGAGGGTAAGATATTGTGGGCGGGACTCCACATACTCATCCGCGATAGAGGCAATAAGAAACGCTTGCTTCTTACGGCCTGTAATAAAACAAGCAGCGATTAAGAGCCCGATACGCAGCTGATGAGGTTGGATGAATGAACATCCTTTCTTCAGCTCACGGCGCACTTTGGAGCGGAACTGCTCCTCGCTCAGCCAATGCATTCCTCCCTTTTTGTACTGGATCGAGTCCC